GGCAAGGTGCCGACCTTCGCGGACGCGCGAGGCGCAAGCCAGATCGCCAACGATGCAAACCACCTTCTCGTGTATCACCGGCCATGGTGGCGAGAGATTGGAGAGCGCGCGAGCTATGTGCGGCTCGTGTCCGAGCTCTCACGCACCGGCTCAGATCATCGAGTCGCCCACCTGGAGGTGGACATGGGCCGCCAGCGCTTCACCTCCTGGGAGCAGGACGCGCCCACCGAGGACGAGCTGGAGAACGCCGCGCGCGAAGCGGCCAACCTGACCCAAAAGCATAGGAGCCGGAGACCATGAGAGAGCCCCCCAACGAGTGCGCGCGCGAGCTGCTGGGCAGCGCGCTGGAGCTGGGGGCGCGCTGCCCCCTCGACGCCGCCGCGAGTGACCAGGATCTGGCCTTGATCGCGGCCCTGTACCTGATGGGCGCCCTGATGCTGGCCCTGGTGCTGGTCCTGGTGGACGTGGACAGCTCGCCCAGGTGGAGACCATGAGCCGGGACAAGCTGGCCCAGCTGCTGGGCGCGCGCCTTGTGCCTGGAGCTGGGGCGCGCGGCCCCCTGGTGAGCGCCCTGGCCGAGGGTGGTGCGCAGGATGCGCCCAGGCGAGCGGTGCGCGCGGCTGCTGGGCGCCAGGCCCAGGCTTCTGGCAAGGTGGCCGAGGCATGGGTGGCCGGGCTCTGCGACGAGCTGCAGCGGTCTGGGCGCCTGTGGTGGGTGCAGATACCTGACCCGTTCCAGGTGGTGCGCACCCAGGCCGACGGCAAGAAGCTGGTGGTGCCCACCGCGCGCGCTCATGCCACCGATTGCGTGGGTGGGCTCGCCACCCCAGGGGGTGCGCTGCTCCTGGCCTGGGAGGTCAAAAGCTGCCCCCATGATGCGCCCAGCTGGAGCTATTCGGAGCTGCGGCCCTCACAGGTGGAGAGCCTGGAGAGCGCGGCCCAGCTGGGCGCCACCGCCTGCGTCCTCCTGGTGGGCCTGGAGCTGGGCCTGGTGGCGCGCGCGCTCTACGTCCTGCCCTGGACTCCTGGGCAGGGCTTGCCCTTCGCAGACGAGCGCGCGAGCTTCCACCTGGTGGACCCTCGCGCCCAGGCCTTCCGGCTCACCCCAGCCCGAGCAGCTGGGTGGGTGGACCACCCCCAGCTGGCCCACCAGCTACGAAAATAAATAACCAAACATGCCCGCGACCTGCGGGCTTTTTAATGCCCAACGAAAAACACCGCTCGAAAAACAATTGACAAGCGTGGTATTGGGCACTAGGTTCGGAGGTGTCAGCGCGCTGCTGGCCCTCACCCCCACCCTGGAGAACGACCATGACCACCGACCTCAACGAACTGCTGATCCTGACCCCAGCCCAGCTCGCGCATCTCCCCGACTTTGACAGCGCCCTGGAACTGGTCCGCACCTCGCAAGTGACCGAGATGGATCTGGCCCCCTGGTGGTCAGAGCGCGCGCGTCGCATCGAGGCTGGGCGCCTCGCCGCTGATGCCGAGCTGGAGGCATGGCTGATGGGTGGCGACGAGGTCCAGGCCGAGCTGGTGGTGGGCGAGGACGAGGCGATTTACACCCTACCCTCTTTCTTCTGGGGCTTTGCCTGCGACGACGAGCGCTGGGCCAGCAAGCCGATCCGCAGCATGGGCGCTGACCATGTGGAGGTGGCGCTGAACCTCGCGGACCTCGACGAGCTCCAGGGTGTGGTGGAGGCCACCTATGAGGACGTAGCCGAGGGCAGCTATGTGGATTGTGACCTGGAGGGCGCGCCCTGGTGGGTGGCCCAGCGCCAGCAAGTCCGATGGCTCGACGAGGCCCAGGCCGTGCTGACCAGCGCCACACACTGAACAGATAACTGAACAAGGTGCCCAATCTGGGCACCAAACCCCTTGCGAGGATGCGATGAATTATAAAATCACGGTGATCAAGTCGGGCGCAGAGCTGGGCATCTATTCAGGCGACACCCCTCGCGCGGCCTATTTGGCCATGCTTTCCGACGCGGGAAGCTCCGAGGCCGATACAAGCGCGCCACGCGAGGATGATCTGACCATCCAGCTCGCAGAAGACTGAACAGATAACTGAACACCATGGGCGCCTGTGCGCCCCACCCTGGAGTACCTGACCATGAGCCTGACCATTACCCCCGCGACGATCTCGCGCCTTGCTGCTCCCACCACCCCAGACGAGACCAAGGTGGACGAGTACGCGCGCCACCTCTGGGCGCTGATCGATGCGCGCGGCGAAGAATACAACTACTGGGCCGACCGCCGCCGCCAGATCCTTCACGTTCACTCCTGGACTGGCCAGGACGTGGCGCGCGAGATGAACGAGGAGGCGCAGATTTTGGCGATCCTGGCCGAGGGCTGTGGCCTGGGCTGGTATGACGGCGACCATCCCCTGTTCGGTGTGCCTGACCTCGCCACCTGGCGCGCTATCACCACCCTGCTGGCCAACGCGGTGCGCCAGGGCAAGATGCCCGAGTGGATGCTGGCCAGCTCTGGCTTGCGCCCCCTCTCCGAGATGATCGACGCCTGACCCCCAGCAGCTGGGCGCCTGTGCGCCCAGCTGCTCCACCCATCCCCACCCTGGAGTACCTGACCATGACAACCCCCACCCGATCTGTGAACCGCTGCGACTTCTTCGCCTTTCAAGGCGAAGTTGAACCACACCGAGGCGAGCTGTTCCGGCTCGACGATGCCCAGGCCCTCGCCCTCGCCAGCTGGCTGAACACGCACACCCACGCGTCGCCCCACACAGGGCGGTGGTACACGAATGCTGGGCGCGTCTGCGCGCGCCATGCCTCCACAGGCATGGGCCACCCTGCCCTAGAGGTGTTCGTCTCGCGTCTCGCCCCCCTGGACTTGCCCAGCCTCACCTGCCCCCTGGAGGCCCAGGCCGACCCCAGCGCCACCGAGCAGGCCCTGGCCGACAGCGCCCACCAGGCGAGGGTGGGTGTCAAGCTCGCGCGCGCTGGTCTGGTGGCGATCCTGGAGGACGAGCAGGGGCCGCGTGTGATGGGCCTGTGGGTCCACCAGCTGCGCGGCGGCGCCGCGCAGCTCTGCGCCGAGGCCCAGGCCTACCATGAGCGCCTGGGTGATGTTCGCGCGCTGCTCACAGGGGCAGCGCGCGAGGCCGAGGAGTGGAGCGCCGAGCCGGAGATTTTGCTGGGCTGCCGACAGGGGCCAGTGGGCGCCCACCTCTGCACCGAACACCTGGGCGCATGGCGCGACGCGCGCGCCGAGGTCAGGCGCCACCTCGCCCTCGTCGCCCAGGGCAAGGCCTCGCGCATGGATGAGCGAGGGCGCCACCTCCACCATGTGGAGACCGTGACGCTGGACCGCCTGGCCGATGCCCTGGCGCGCCCCCACCAGCACAGGCCCCACTGGGCTGGTGAGCGCCTGTGGTCTCACTGGCCTTGCGCCCTTGCCCAGGGGTCCGAGGCGGTGAGGTGGTCGCCTTACCTGTCGGTGGTGGTCGGCGCGAACGGGCGCCAAGTGGTGATGTATTGGCGAGCTGGGCGCCTCACCCAATGGCGCCCCCTCGCCTGGGCCGCGATCAAGGGCGAGCTGGGCGCTGACCACCCCCACCAGGTGCGCGCCCTGGTGGAGCGCACCGAGCAGCTGGCCGCGATGCTGGACGCCGCGATGTTTGAGGTGGGCGAGTGTGCCCAGGCCGAGAGTATGGTGACGTCGGCCCAGTGGCGCGCGGCGGAGCTGCCCAGCTGCCCAGGAGCGCCCGAGTGGTGGCCTGGCGATGCGCTCCAGGGCCAGACCCTCGCGGATCTGTGGACCGACAGGGACGGCCTGAGCGCGCGCTGGAGCTTGGCATTCCTCGCCACGGCTGGGGTGGCGAGGCACATGGCCCAGGCGCTCCAGGGCGAGCTGGGCCTGTGTGAGAACGCCTGTGCGCTGGGCAGCGCATGGGACGAGCTCACAGGGCTGGGGGTCAAGCCCGAGCAGCTTGAGAGCGCGCGCGCGCTGCTGGAGTCGAGGGCGCGCGATTGGGGATATTGGCCCCAGGCCGATCGCATCCTTGACCTGACCGCGCGTGAGCAAGCATGGGCGCTGTTCCGCGAGCGCGCGAACATCACCCAGACCATCTAGCACCCCAGCAGCTTGACCCCTCGCCCCCCTGCCCACTAAATGATGGGCAGCGCCGCCCCCCTCGCCAGCCGGTGAGGGGGGCGCTTCACGTCCACCCCCCAGCACCCTCGCCCAGGATCGCCCATGAGCCGCGCGCACCCCCGAACGATCAATGACAAGTACGAGCTGGTGGCCACCAGGCTGCTGGAGACTCACCCAGACAACCCCCGGCGCGGCAACCTCGCCCAGGTGGTGGAGAGCATCGCCACCAATGGCCTGTTCGGCGCGCTGGTGGTGAACCGCAGGACGCGCCAGGTGCTGGCCGGGAACCACCGTCTCCTGGCCGCGCGTGAGCTGGGTATGGAGAAGGTGCCTGTGGTGTGGGTGGACGTGGGCGACGAGCAGGCCCTGCGCATCCTGGTGGCCGACAACCGCACCAGTGATCTGGCGAGCTATGACGAGGCCAAGCTGGGCGAGGCCCTGGAGGCCCTGCGCGTCGCGGGCGAGCTATCAGGGGTCAACGGCCTGGAGGGCACAGGCTTTGACCATGGCGACCTCACCCAGCTGCTGGCCAAGCTCCACCCCCAGGAGGGTGAGGGGTGGCGCCCAGAGGACGAGTGGAACGACATGCCGGCGTTCCACCAGGACGATCTGAGGCCGGCCACCCAGGTGCTGATCAGCTTCACCACCGCCGCGCAGAAGGTGGAGCTGGGCAAGCTGCTGGGCCAGGAGTGGACCGAAAAGACGAAGTCCGCCTGGTGGCCACCCCAGGAGCGCAACGTGTTCGCGGACAAGTGCTGGTCAGCAGCTGCTGGGCATGAGCCTGGCGAGGGTGAGGGCGAGCGATGAACACCCCCCAGTTTCCGCTGTACATCCCGAGCAAGGGCCGCGCCCAGAAGCGGCTCACCAACGACGCGCTGACCATGATGGGCCTCGCCCACACCCTGGTGGTGGAGCCCCAGGAGGTGGAGGCCTACGAGCGCGCCACCGAGGGCAACCCCCTGGCCACTATCCTGCCCCTGGATCTGGCCTACAAAGAGACCTATGAGCTATGCGACAATTTAGGGCTTACGAAGTCCACAGGACCAGGCCCAGCGCGCAATTTCATATGGGAGCATTCAAAGCTAAAAGGACATGCTTGGCATTGGGTTATGGACGATAATATCTCAAAGTTTTATAGGCTAAAAGACAACACAATTATCAAGTGTGTGGACGGAACACCCTTCAAGGTGATGGAGGATTTCGTTTTGAGATATGTGAATGTTGGCATGGCCGGACCCAACTATGAGATGTTTGTTCCGCGCCGCCATGACGTGCCACCGTTCATAAAAAACACCCGCATATATTCGTGTAACCTCATAAGAAATGACCTGAAATTCAGGTGGCGCGGGCGCTATAATGAGGACACGATCTTATCAATTGATATGATGAAAGCTGGGTGGTGTACTGTTCAATATAACATCTTTCTCCAGCAGAAGGTGGCCACCCAGACCCTGGGCGGCGGCAACACCGCCGAGTTCTACGCGAGCGAGGGCACCGCGCCAAAGTCCAGGATGCTGGTGGAGGTTCACCCCGACGTCGCGCGCGAGGTGTTCAAGTTCCGGCGAGCCCATCATCACGTCGACTATGGAAAGTTTAAGCACTTGCATATTATGAGAAAAGCGGACTATGACCACCCCCCACAGGCGAACGAGTACGGGTTGATTCTAACAACGCACAAATAACACTTGACAGGCGTGGTATCGGCGGGCAAATATAAGGGCAGCTGGTGAGTGACACCAGCTGCCCTTCATCATTCAGGAGTCTAAAATGGTTCAGCCCCTCGCCTCGCTCAACATCCGCAATTCATCCATCCAGGCCTCGGACGTGGTGGCCGAGCAGGTGGGCGCTGGGCGCGTAAATATGCGCCTCTCCGCTGCCCAGGCGGTGGCGCTCCAGGGCTTCGGGACCAACCCCATGGAGACCTTCATGGGCACCTTCATCATCACCACCCAGGGCCAGCAGCACGAGATCGCCGTGTTCATCCTCTCGGTGACCTGGGACGCCTTCGCCGCCATCGCCAACGTGGTGGCCGAGGTGGTGCCTCGCGCCGCTTCCGAGAAGGCCTACTGCGCCGCGTTTGTGGGCTGCTGACCTCCACCTATTCCAACCCCACCAGGAGCCCCCCCGATGCGTTGCCCAACCGGAAACCCCACCATGTTCTCCCGCTGTTGCTCCCCTCGCGCTCGCTGTCTCTACTCCCCTCGCCCCTCCACCCTCGAAGGGGCTTGCCGTGGGGTGTCTAGCGCTTGGAGCGCCCACCTCTGCGCGCGCCCTCACCCCTTCGCCCAGTGCTACCTTGAACCGCTCCCGATGAAGATCCGCCCCTCCTGTTGACCTGACCCTCTACCTCCAAAGGAGCCTCCTTATGACTTCCCCCACCGCGCCGCCCCAGGGCGCGCGCTTGTGTCAAGACGAGGCGCGCGCGTGCGCCCCCTTGTTCACCCCCCAGCCCTTGCTCCACCAGCTGCCCGCCGAGCTGCCCAGCTGGGCAGCTCATGCGCGCCCTATACATGCAGCGCTCCGGCGCGCCCCAGCAGCTCACAAGCCGGAGACGGTCAAGCTGCTGGGCCTCGCGGCTCACCACCTCCACCAGCTGGTGGCCCTCCACACCGAGATGGAGGCCGACGAGGACCGACGCGCGCGCTGCTATCCCCTCGCGCGCCTTCTGACCTCGCCCAGCTGGGGGTTGCGCATCACCCAGCCGGGCACCCCGAAGGCAAAGGAGTGGGGCCTGTTCGATGATATGGCCTCGCTCCGGCGCGCCCACCTCGCGCTGACCGAGGCCGAGCAGCCCAGCCCTGAGCTGGTCAAGGCGCTGCTGGATTTCAGGCGCCCCCTGGCCGAGCAGCTCCAGCACCACCAGCAGCTGATCAAGCGCGAGCTGCTGGGGCAGCTGCCCGCGAGCGACGAGGGGGCGAGACGCTGGCTGTGGGCGCGCCTTCTGCGGTCCAAGTCCACCCCCAGCAAGGCGCTGGTGGCCATGGCGCATGAGCTGCACGAGGGCGCGCTGACCTACACCGCCGAGCTGGCCGCCTGGGATTTGGCGCTGGCCACCAGGCACAAGGTCAGGGCGCCCATAGGCCACGACGTGGCGGCCTACCTTCGCGCCGATCTGCTCACCACCAGCCCCACCACCGACGAGCCCAGGAGCCGCGCAGGGCTCACCGAGGCCCATGCGCTGGGCCTGACCATCCTTCGCGGCGCCGCGCAGCTGTGCGCCCAGCTGGATGGGGTCAGGGTGCGCCCCACCCTGGACCTGCCCCAGCAGCGCGCGGCCCACCTCTGGCGCCCAGCGCCCCCCAGCTCCACCACCGACAGCACCTGTGAAGGGTGCGCCCTGCCCAGCACCAGGCACCTGTGCCCTGTGTGCGCCACCCTCGCCATGGAGACCGCCGAATGACCACCCAGACCCCAGCCCTTATCCTGAGCGAGGCCCAGGCCCAGCTCGCGCGCATCGATGCCGAGCCCACCAATTTCACCGACCCGTCCAGATTGCCCCAGCCCGAGGTGGAGGGCCTGGAGGACGAGCCCACCTTCGCGGACCTTCGCGCCGCGATCCACACCCAGGATGCCGCAGGCCTCGCCTGGTGTATCGCCGGGCTGGAGGTGGTGAGCGACGAGAACGAAGAAGCGCGCGCTTACCTGGGCGCCTACCTGGAGCGCACCACCCCAGCGCGCGCTGCTCACCACCTCGCCCCCCACCTCCACCTGACTGCTGGCGCCTGGGTGCTGGAGCAAGACCCCTCGCTTAGGGCGCTGATGGGCCACATGGATGGACAGGTGGGGCGCTGGACGTTCGATGCGCTGGGGTGGCTCCACTATCGCGGCGAGAAGGTGGCGCTGATGGCGGCCCCCCCAGGCGCCGAGGCCATGGCGCGAGGCTACCAGCTCGCGCCTGGCCACTGGGCGCAGCTGGGCGCCAATGCCCACCTTCACCGCGCCGACTTCGCGCGGTGGCTTGCGCGCGAGCTGGAGCTGATCCTGACCTCGCCTCGCGCCATGGATAGCTCCCTGCGCTCTTACCTGGGCTGGGGCGGCTATGGCCCTCGCGTGGACCTTGCGCCCTACATCGACCCCCTAGCCGCGACCCTGGAGGCTCTGCGCGAGGGCATTTTCCCGGTGGCCCACCCCTACCCCCTCATGCCCCTGTCCCACCAGGAGCTTTGCCAGGCCCAGCGTACGGTGGGCGGATCGGTCGCCCGTTATCCTCACCTCGTCGAGCTGCTGGCCGCGCTGCTGGGCCACCCCACCCCCAGCTCTGGGGTGGGCGACCGCACAGGGCGCCCGGCGCCTGACCTGTACCAGATATATAACCACCTCGCGGGCTGCTGGCCGCACAGCTCGCCCGAGTGGGGCGACGAGGGCGCGAGGCGCTTGCGCCTGGTGGAGACCTGCGCCGAGCGCGCGCTTGACGAGCTGCTGGCCTCCTGGGGCGCTACCCCCACCCTGCCCACCCCTCGCCCCACCCAGGCGCCCCACGTCAAGATAACAGACCGCGCCGCCGACTTGGCCAGGCTGGGCGAGCTGCTGTTACCCTCTGGCCAGCGCCTGGAGGCCTCGGCAATCATGGCGCGCCCGGCCGGCGTTGTAGTGTTCCAGGTCCAGGCCACACATGGCGACTTTGTTGCGCCCAGCGCGGCCAACCCCATACCGGCGATCCTGGAGGTCAGCACTGGGGACGCCGTGATCTCCCTGGAGGTGATGGTGGAGCGCGCCAGCTGGGACTTGATGCGCCAGGCCTGGAGCGTGTCGGCCAGTCTGGCCGATATCTTCAGCGCCGAGAACCGAGCAGCCTGGCGCCAGGCCTTCGGTCTGCGAGGCGATGAATGAGCGCCACCCCCTACGAGTGGCAAAGCCGCCCTGATTTCGCGCGACTCCTGGGCATCACCGATGCGTCGGTGGTGAACGGGATCAAGCGAGGGCGCATCGAGACGCGCGCGCTGACCACCGAGGAGCGCGCCACCTCGACCGAGGAGCGCAAGCGCGCCGGGATCAAGGGGCGAGGCCCCACCCAGGTGGTGCGCTTGAGAGCTGACCTGACCGCGCTGTCGGTGGTGCCTGTGGTGCGCGCCAAGAAGCGCGCACCCAGGGCGCCCAAGCCCCAGCCCACCGAGCCCAGCCTGGCCTCGCGCGGCTTGCCTGAGCTGGGGCGCATCCTGCCCCCAGGCGAGCGCCCCCTGACCGCCTTGGGCGGTATGCTGGTGTTCAAGACCGGCTGCCCCCAGAGCTTCGCTGATCAGGTGCTGGAGCTGGCCCGCATCGCCTTCCCCAGCGCCGACACCATTCACCTCGCCCTGTCCGTTGACCTTGTGCTGGCCAGCGCGAGCGCGCCCCCAGCCGACCCCACAACCCCCGAAGGAGCCCCCGAATGACTTCCCCTGACCTGTGCGCCCAGCTGCGCGGCCTGACCGACCCCACGATCTGGACACAGGGCGAGCTGGCCGCGCGCCACCTCACCCCCGAGCTGCGGCCCTACTTCTACCGCGCCACCATGACCGGCCCCCTGGAGCTGACCGACGCGGGGCGCTTCCTGGCCCAGGTGGTGCCTCACCACCCCTTCGCGCTCCGGCTCGCCACCTGGGTGCGCTGCGTCATGCCCCCTCGCCTCCACCTGTGGCGCGCGGAGCTGGGCGAGGCGAACGAGCGCACAAGGGGCTGGGGCGAGGCCGAGATGGTGGAGGCCCTGGAGCGCGAGGCCTTCACCCAGCGCTCTCACCGCGCGCGCACCGAGCTGATCCTGGAGAAGCGCGAGGATAGGCGCGAGGTGGTGGACCTCGCGGCCACCATGTTCAGCACCTGCCCCCCTCGCGGGCTGCTGGGCCTGGGGCGAGGGTACTATGGGCTGCTCTGGGTGGCCCTGTGTACCTCGGCCCTTCGCGCCCACCCCACCGGGGAGCCTGGCGCCCAGCACTCCACCTGGTGGGCCGTGTCCACCCAGCAGCTCCGCGAGGCGATCCAGGAGGATGGTGGCCGGATCCTCACCCTTCACTCGCCCCAGCACTGTAACGAGATGGAGCTGGTGGGCGCGCGCGAGGTGGCCCCATGAGCCGCGCCAAGAAGGCCTCCACCCCCTCGCGCCCCTTTGAGGCCTGGGGCGATCTACGCGGCGCCTTCGCTGCCCAGGAGTGGGTGGAGGTGGCGCGCCTGATGGACGAGCCCCAGAAGGGCGCGCGCTGCGGCTCAGACGACGAGCGAGCGCGCGAGTGGGCATTCTCTCACCTCATGGGCCTGGCGCCGGAGAGACGACCCTTCCGCCTGGTGGTGGGCACCAGGAGCGTGGCGCGCCCACCCCTCCAAAACATCGATAGCGCGGACCTCACCACCCAGCACCACCGCCTGAGCTTCTATGGGCCAAACCTGGTTCTCGGCCCCCTGTACGGTTACACCTGGGCGCACTACCCACCCAGGATCTGGTCAACCGACTGGGAGACCGAGCCCGCGCCGTTGCGCAAGCCGCTTCGGCTCGCGCGCGCTCAGGCGCTGTATGCGCTCCTGGAGCATGGGCGCGCCCACCAGCTACACGGCTTCAATGTGGCGGCCTTGCGCCAGCTCTGGCAGCTCGCGCTGACCACAGCCGATAACAGTGATGCGCTGCTGGACAATCTTTCCACGATGTTCGCGCCTGAAAAGTCCTTTAGGTGGGCGCGCTCCGAGCCAGGCCTGGCCGAGCTCAGAAGGCGCGCCGAGCCAGTAGTAGGCGCAGAGGCTGTTATCCTCTGCGCCGAGTTCAACGCCGCCTATATGGCGCGCCTGACCCCCTCCTGTGTCCAGGTGCTGATCCAGTGGGGGCGCTTGCGCCAGCTGCTGGTGGACGAGGCCGGGGCATGGCCTGTGCCCAGCCCCATGGTGGGGGGCGCCCCCCTGATGATCAAGCCTGAGCGCACCCAGCAAGTCCTGCCCACCCTTCCCCTGTTCGGTGGAGGTGAGGCATGACCAGGCCCAAGAAGCGAGAGAGCGCGCCGGCGCCCCAGCTGGACCTGTGGAGCATCCCGCAGACGCGCGAGGCCATGGGCGAGGTCTGGTGCGCCCAGCTCCAGCAGCTGATCCCCAGCGCCGAGCTCCAGGTGGTCCAGGACTGGACCCCAGACCATCTCGCGCGCACCGACCGCGCGGCCTTAGTCCAGGGCTGGCACCTGCGCATCGAGTGGCGCGACGAGCGCGCCACCTGGCTCGGCTGGGCCACAAAGCTGCCCTGGAGCCTCGCCAGCTATCAGTACAATGGGCGCACCTCGGACCCCTTCTACGGCGGCCAGGCTCACCCCCCAGGCCTTGACGTCTGGGAGTTCAACCTGGGCGTCCACAGGTCCGAGCCGAATTGTCCACCCACTTGGCTGGTCACAGGCCAGGCCCAGCGCATCCTGCCCAGGGATGCGCTCAGGGACGCGCTGGCGAGGGCAATTGAGAGGCGCAACGAGTGGCATCGCAACATGATGAGACACGATGCGAAGTATGGAGAGATGGGCTGGTGGTAACACTAAAAGACATATGCAAAAGGATTAAAGCTATGACACTAGATGGACGAGACGAGCTGGGCGCGCGCGCCTGGACCAAGGCCAAGAAGGATCTGGAGCGCGCCGGGATGCCCGCGATCAGCTTGGGGCCTCACCTGTTCGTGTATGCGCCCGACGACCTCCACCAGCGCACAGGCACCAGGCGCATCTTCCTCGCCCCCATCGGCGGCGGTGAATGGAAGGGGTGGCTTGATCCGCATGTGGAGGTGAGCGCGCGAGCTGCTGGCCCCCTGGAGGCGCTGGGCGCCGTGATCGCCCAGCTGGACCACATGACCTCACCCCTTGACCCCCTGACCCCACCCACCGAGGAGCCCACCCCATGATCGCGATTTACTGTCAGGCCTGCGGCGCCACCCTGACCCTGAGCCTCGCCCCAGCCCTTATTGAAGACTATGTGGGCGCGCTGCTGGCGAGGGGGTGGCGCCCATCTATCACTGGCGAGGGCGTCTGGTGCGCCACATGCCCAGACTGCTCACCCCTTGACCCCTCGCCACACGGGGGGTCAAGGGGTGAGCTTTGGACCGTGTGGATCGAGTATGAGGAGCCCACCTGCGGCTGTCGCGAGTGCAAGACGCATGAGCGTCGGGACAAGGTCACAACGGTGAGCGCTCGCGCTGTGGACGAAGTGGGCGCGATGGCGCGGGGCGAGGAGATCGCCAAGGGCTACGGCCCGCCGATGGCCGCCTATAAGGCGCAGCGGATGGGAGGTGCGCAATGACACCCACCTCACCCTCGCCCTTTGGCGCATACCGCGCGCTGACCATTAAACAGCCGTGGCTGGACGCGATCCTGTACGGCACCAAACGCACCGAGAACCGGACCTGGAGCCGCAAGGTTGACCATGGCACGTCCCTGGGCTGGATCTGGCTTCACGCCAGCGCGGCCTGGGACAAGGAAGGCGAGAGATGGATGGGCGCCCAGCAGCTCCACACCCCCACCCTGGGCGCGCCTCGCTCGGCCCTGCTCGGCCTCGCTTTCGTTCATACGATATCCAACAATGTGGATAAAAAACGCGACCCGTGGGCCTTCGGCCCCTGGTGCTGGGGCCTGAGCGCGGTGGTGCCCTTGCTTGACCCTGTGCCTTGCAAGGGTGCGCTGGGCCTGTGGACCGTGCCCGCGCCCACCCTCGCGCTTGCCCTGGGCGAGCTGCTGGCCCTGCCCCTAGACCTGGCCCAGCTGGACGAGCAGATTTACAAATGGCCCCCCACCCCCACCGAGGAGACACCATGAGCCGCCCCCACGAGATCATCACCCCCCCAGCTGTGGAGCCCATTAAGCGCTCAAAGCGTCGGCGCGCGTCGCTGGCCGCGAGGGCCGGAGCGCACAGGCGCACGAACACCCCGCCGCCCAAAGACGGCCCACGCCGCAGCACGAGGCCCCAGGAAGTGCCCTGGGACCGTATCAAGGCCGCGCCCAGCTGCTATGACTCCACCTGTGCCGCGTATGCCGAGCAGCTGGGCGACGGCGCCGAGGTCTGGCGCCTGGTGCTGGGGGTCAAGCTCCCGAAGGGCCTGGCCAACACTCTGCGCATCGATGCGCCCAGCTCGGTCTATAACATCCCCCTGGTGCCCGATGGTCTGGGGCGCGCCCACCGCGCGAACATCCGCGCCGCCTTCCTCATGCGCAACCCCCAGCGCCCCGAGGCGCTGCTGATCATCAAGGGGCCAGACCCCCAGGCCGCGCTGGAGCTGGTGGCCCTGTTTGACCCCCAGCGCGCGGTGGACCTCGCCCAGCTGGTGAGCGCCCAGCAAGGTGTCACCCTCACCCTCACCCAGGCCACCCCCTCCACCCTGCCCTCCAGCGTCCACGTCCTTTTCGGCCCAGGCCACCCCGACGCCGACACCCTCACCCAGCAGCTCGCCCAGCGCCCCGACCTTACCAGGGCCTCGCTCCTGGAGCGCGCTATGGATCGCCACCTGAGCGCCGAGGACGAGACACAGGGGCTTGAATGGGGAGACCTGGGGCCTGTGACCCTCGACGAGCTCTAACACCCCCAGCTCGCCACCCTCCACCCACCAGCTGCCCCCTCACCAGGGAGCGGCCCCCCTTCCCCTGAGCGCCCTGGCCCCACCCGGTCCAGGGCGCTCCTGTGTCTGGTGTACACATGGACGTGTACACCGCCGCGCGCCGTGTACACCTAGACACCACTTCCCCCTTGCCTCACCCCCTCCAGGCTGGCCTAAATGGCGAGAGAGCGCGCCCTGTACACGTCACGGAGCGCCAAAAACACCCCTCCAGAAGGCACCCCCTTGACCAACCCCACCACCCAGGAGCAGCCCTTACCCGAAGCGCTGGAGACCCTGGCCACCGTCTTGCCCAGGGTGAAGGGCGAGCCGGACAACGCCTATCAGGCCTTCTTGTTCTGGTCGGCCCAGCCGCATGACGCGCGGCGCTGGCGCACCGTCTGCCTGTGGCTGGGGCGCACCCCTGGGTACACCACCCAGCTCAAGCGCTGGGCCGAGGCCTGGAGCTGGGCCGAGCGCGCGCCCATGCCGGATCCCCAGGAGGATGGAGGCGCCGCGCTCCAGGCCAAGGTGGACAAGGTAGACGAGAAGGTGAAGCGCACCCTGGCCAAGGCCGAGAAGGTGGCCAGCGCCGCGCTCACAGGAGCGCGCCAGGTGGACCGCGAAGTGACCACCCGCATGGCGCGCCTGGAGCGATACGAGGCCGAGCTGCGCCGCCTCTGGGAAGCCGAGCTGCGAATAGGAAGCGCGCTGCTCTCAAAGCTGATCCCGGCTGTTCAGGCCCTCGACGGCGAGGCCCTGGCCAAGAGACCGCGCGACCTCGCCGCGCTGCTCACCTCCACCAGGGGCATGGTGGACAGCGCGGCGGCCAACCTGAGCGAGGCCGAGGGCGTGAGAGACTTCCTGGACCAGGCCAGGCGCGAGCTTGAAGAAACCCCCCCAGCTCCACCGGAGCCGGACAACGATAGTGCGGCCTGACTGCCCACTTCACCACAACCCCACAAGACGAGACCGAGCATGACCGAGCAGGACAAGACCGAGACCGAGACCGAGCAGCCCAGCCCCAGCCCCAGCCCCAGCTCCACCACCGAGGAGCATAACGACCCCCAGGCCTGGGCCGCGCAGGGTTACACCATGGGCCTGTGTGAGGATGCCGAGATCATCGCCAGGTTGAACCGCGAGGTAGAGGTGATGGGCGTGGACATGGCGAGCGGCGAGGACTTCACGGCCACCAGGGTGGAGGTGGCCCAGCAGCTGCCCACCCCCATCCACCACCTGACCATCACCCTGACCGAGAGCGACGAGGGCCTGAGCGCCGAGACGAACCCCGAGGAGCCCCCCACCTTCGCGCGCCTGCGCTTGGGAGACCATGTGCGCCTCACCCAGCCCACCTCGCTGACCTGGTGTCACCTCCCGGCTGGGGCGCTGGGCAAGGTCTCAAGCCAGATCACTGGGGTGCGCACCCAGGGCGGCGCCGACGAGGTCGCGGTCACCTTCTACTTGCCGATCTTCGCGGGCATCGATGCGGCGACCTGTAAGGGCTGGGTGCCTCGCGCTGCCCTGGAGCTGGTGGACCCCAGCGCCCTGCCCATGACCGAGGCGGTGGAGCGCATCACCCAGGAGCTGGCCACCTCCGAGGCCGAGCGCGCGCGCGCCTGGGCCAGCTATGAGCGCGAAGTTTGCTGCCGGGTGGAGCTGGAGGCGCTGCTGGCCGAGGCCCAGCAGTACGGCAAGGACGTGGCAGGGCAGGGCCTGGCCTTGTCTCGCGCGCTGGAGGCATCACAGGCCGAGACCGCCCAGGTGCGCAACGAGCTGGCCGCGCGCACCGCCGCCTATAACGCCGAGGTGGCGCGCTCCACCCAGCTCAAGCGCGAGCTGGCGCGCGCGATCCAGGATGCGCCGGAGGTGGGCCAGCTGCTCCACCTGGAGCGCGAGCTGGAGGCCACCCGCGCGGCTGCAGCCGGTGAGCGCGAGCTGGCCCAGCGCATGGGCGATGACGCAGCGGCGGAGCGCCGGACCATCCGAGAGGAGCGCGCCGCGATGCACCGCGAGGCCTACCAACTCGCCTTCGCGCCCGAGACGGCGGCCCTCGCGGTCTGGCTCGTGGGCCAGCACACCCAGGGCGGTCTGTACCTGGTGGGCCTGGGGGTGGGCGAGCTGCTGGGCGAATACTTCCTGGTGAGCCCCAAGCGCGCCGGCGCCTGGTGCGCGCGCGTCGGTGTGGTGGGCCAACCCCCCGCGACCTTCCCGGCCCACCTGGGCGCGAGCCCTGGCGCGGTGGTCCTCGGTGTGCTGGGCGCGCGCAAGGCGAACGATGCGCGAGCCCAGCGCGATGCCATGGCCCTCCAGGATGGCTCGTCCCCCCAGCAGCTCGGCGCTGGGGTCCACATTCAAATGGACGCGAGCGGCTGCGCGGGCGAGGCCGAGATGGTTAGCGCCATGACCGCGAGCGCCCAGCGCCTGGGCATCGAGGTGGCCAAGGCTGTGGAAAAGATGCCACAGCACTGAACGGCCAAAACGGACGCCGCCGCGCGCCGCCTTCCTGATGGGCGGCGCGCTCACTTGTGCAAAACCTGTGGAAAACGAGCATACGACATGACAGAACATCATCACCCCCCGATCTCGGACCCCTACATAAGCGACGACCCAGCCGACGAGCTGCTGACCTACCTTCGCGCTGGGGCCTGCGCCGCATGGCGCCACCTCCACCTTACGGGCTCGCCGGAGTGGTGGGCCGAGGTGGAGGACGCGCTGGACCGTGGCGACAACGTGATCATTCACCCCACCCCCTTCTACGAAGCGGCCCAGGCCGGGGAGAGCCTGGACTATCAGAGCGAGGTGCTGACCAAGACGGCCACCCCCCGGTACTCGTTCAGCCGGTATGAGCCTGGTGGGCGCATCGCCGCCCAGCTGGTGGTGGAGGCCCTGGCCAGCGACGGCGGTTCAGGCCTGGCCCATGCGGCGCTGGGGTGGCTGGAGCAGCGCCCCACCACGACCGAGCCCCACCCCCGTACGAAGTCCAGGAAGCGCACCCCATGAAACCCACCTCGCCCTCGCCCCTCCACATTGTGCTGATCGCGGCCCTGGTGGCCAAGCTCGCCCAGGAGCCCAGCCCCCTGTGCCCAGGCTGTGGACGCGAGCGCGCGCCCAGCGCCTCCACCAGGCCCCAGGTCTTATGTGCCGAGTGCCGAGCGCGCGCGAGCTGGGCGCGCCGTGAGCCCCAGACCCTGCGGGGCAGCTGATGGCGAAGCGTCGCGCTGGGCGCTCCTACCTCCTGGCGCAGAGCGCCCAGGTCAACCCCTTGCTGCGCTCGACGCGCGCGAAGGCCACCGGGCAGGTGGTGCCGCGCAGGGTGCCCAGCCCCACCATGGGCCTGGCCGAGTTCGTGCGCGCGGCCTGGCCCCACGTCGAGCCCAAAAAGCTGCGCTGGGGGCGCCACCTTGATTTTATCTGCGAGGCCCTGGAGCGCGTCACCTCTGGCGAGATCAAGCGCCTCGCCATTAACGTGCCCCCAGGCTACTCTAAGTCACTGTTAGTCAATGTGTTCTGGCCTTGCTGGGAATGGTCACAGGGCCTCGCCACCCGCTTCCTCTGCTCGGCAGGTGTCGCGGGCCTCGCCATGCGCGATGCGCTCAAGACTCGAAAGATCCTGGAGTCCGATTGGTACGCCGCGAGATGGGATACCCCGTTCAGGCGATCAGCTAACGGGACTGCATACTTTGAGCTTGTGAATGGTGCCTCGCGCCGAGCCATATCAAAGGGCAGCCGAACCACCGGACACCGTGGCGATAGGCTGCTGAACGACGATCTTATGACCGTGATGGAAGTCTATTCATCGGCTCGTCTCAAGTGGTCAAAAGACTGGTTCAACACCGAGTTCCTGAGCCGTGGTGACGACGATGAGACGCCTGTGGTGGTGATCGGCCAGCGCCTCCACGAGGCCGATATCTTCGCGGACCTGGTGGCGCAAGGTGGGTGGGTGTTCATCGTCCTGCCCAGCGAGTTTGACCCTGAGCTGGCCGCCCAGGGGGTCCACACCTACGACCGCCCCGACTGGCGCACCGAGCGCGGGCAGCTGCTCCACCCTGAGCGATTCAGCGCCATGGCCCTGGCCCGAAGCGCGCGCGAGATGGGCCGCCTTAACTACGTCGCCCAGCACGGCCAGCGCCCCAGCGCGATAGATGGCGGGGTGGTCAAGCGCGCCGACTTCCGCCGCTGGCGAGTCCTGCCCCAGCTCCACCTCGCAACCCAGCTGATCCTGGCCGTGGATGCGACCTTTGAGGGTGAGGACGGGAGCGATCGGGTGAGCCTCCAAATGTGGGCGCGCTTCGGGGTGAACGCCTATCTGGTGGAGGAAGTGGTGGCGATCCTGTCGTTCGTGGAGACGCTGCGCGCGATCCGCGAGTTCTTGGCCAGCAGCCCCCAGTACAAGAACGCGACCGTGCTTATAGAGCGCAAGGCCAACGGCCATGCGCTGCTCAACGTCCTGCGCGCCACGGTGCCCAACGTGCGCGCCTATGAGCCGAAGGGCTCAAAGACCGCGCGCCTGGTGAGCTGTACGCCGTGCATCGATGCGGGCCAGGTCTGGGTGCCCGACGAGCGCTGGTGGACCTGGGCCGGTGACTGTTTAGACGAGTGGTGCGCCTTCCCGCGCGGGCGCTACGATGACCGTGTGGACACCCTTTCGATGGTACTGATTACCTGGTTCGGGCGCCTGGCGCCCGGCGTTGAAGATATCGGCATTGGCCCAGCCCTGGAGTAACCATGAGCGCCCCCACCTTCTCGGTCCCGGTTTGTCACCCCCACTACTCAACGCGCAGGGAGCAGTACCGCTTCGTGCGCGCGGCGTACCTCGGCGGTCCTGAGTTCTGCGCAAGCTACCTCACCCCGCACCCGAAGGAACGAACCAGCGCGTTCTCCCGACGTCTGGAGCGAGCGGTGTACCCGAACCTCTGCAAGGTCCAGGTGAACACATACAGCGCCCAGCTGTATCGCTCCCCGGTCGCCAGGTCGGTCAAGCCCGCCGAGGGTGAGAGCGCGCGCGAGGCCGAGGCTGGTGACGAGCTGCTGGCCCAGGAGGTGCTAGAGGATTTATGGGACGACGTGGACCGGCTGGGCAACAACGCAGACACGTTCTTTAAGGGGGTGGCGAGCTGGTGCCAGGTGTTCGGCCTGTCGGCGGTCCTGGTGGATCGCGTCCAGCTGCCCGAGGGGGCGCCCACCCCCAGCAGCCGCGCAGACGAGATCGCGCTGGGGCTGCGGCCCTACCTCGTCCATATCCAGGCTGATCACATCCTGGATTGGCAATGTGACGCGCGCGGCGAGTTTGACTGGATTCTGTACGTCACCGAGGCCGAGGAGGACCGCGACCCCCTCACCCTCGCCCCAGCCTCCACGGCCTGGACCTATGTTCTGTGGACGCGAGAGGAGGTGCGCGAGCTGGCCTTTCAAGCCGCCGACGCCGAGACGAAGAAGGCCGCAGGGTGGCAAGCCCTGACCACCAGGCCTAACCCCCTGGGCCTGGTGCCTGTGGAGCTGGTCTTTTGGGGTGAGCGCCAGGGGCGCCACCCCCTCGCCGACAGCGCCCTTGCTGACCTCGCGCCCATGAACCGCAGGCTGATGAACCTTATTAACCTGGTGGACGAGGAGGTTTATCAACACGTCTTCAATATCTTGGCAGTTGGAGAGAGCACCTTTGATACCCTCGCGGCCACAAACTGGAGCGTCGCCGGAGTTCTCAAGGTGAGGAAAGAAGACTTCGCGCCCACCTACCTCGCGCCTGGGGTGGAGCAGATCGGCGCGATCTCCGATGAAGTCGAGAAGTGCATTAGGTTTATGCGCATGTTGTCGGGCAACGTCGGGCGCGGCGTCGATGATGGCTTCGTGCCCCCTTCTGGTGTTAGCCTCGCCTACCAGTCAAGCGACAAGTTCGCGCTGTTCAAAGAGTTTTCAAATCGCATGAGCGACCTGGAGCGCCGGGTGGCGGATCTGGCCCTGGCCTGGGAAGGCATCGCCCCCCCAGGCCAGGAAGTATCGATTGAATATGCACAAGACTTTGATCCTGTGCTGGCGGCTCGGACCTTTGAGGATGGGCTGGCGTTCCAATCCCTGGCGCTGGGGGGCGAGCCCGATGTGGAGAACGAGGTTCAGATCATCCGGCGCTACTTCGCTGGTTCTATGAGCCCGGGCGCCCTCGGTGATATGATCGCGGCGCACCGCGCACGCCGCGCGGAGCAGCCCCAGGCGCGAGCTGTTGAGCCGGTCACTACCCCAGCCCAGCCCATAAACCTGGAGCCCTCACAGGCGGATTTTGAGCAGGTGGGCGCCACGGCCTCGCCCACCGCCCAGCTCAACTTTTAGGCGCCCAGCGCGCCGCAGGCCGGTGGTTCCATGAGGTGTTCAATGTTCCATGAAAATGCCCAGCTCGCGCGCCCCCTGCCCCACCACCTGCCCCGTGGTGTGGTGTTCCTGCTCGGTCTGGGGGTGATGCTGTTCAGCGCCGAGAGCGAGGGTGGTGGTGGGGGTGGAGCTGCCCAGCAGCCCAGCCCCGACGCGCCCAAGCTGTTCACCCAGGACGAGGTCAACCGGCTGCTGGGCGACCGCGCCGAGCGCGAGCGCAAGGCCGTGTTGAGCAAGCTGGGGGTGAGCGACCTGGAGACCGCCGCGCAGAAGCTGACCGCCGCGCAGAAGCTGGAGGCTGACGCCGAGGCCGACAGGCTCAAGCGCCTGGCCGAACAAGGGCGCCTCCAGGAGGTGCTGGACGAGACGACGACCAAGAAGGACGCCGTGATCCGCGAGCGCGAGCTGGAGCTGGAGCAGCTGCGCACCCAGCAGCGCGAGGCCTCCACCCAGCTCAAGCTGGAGCGCCTGTGCGCCAGGGCTGTGAAGCCCGAGCAGGCGGCCCAGCTGATCAAGTCCACCAACGCCCTGCGCTATGACGAGCAGGGCCAGCTGTTCGTGGCTGGCCCCACAGGCGCCCAGAAGCTGGACCAGCGGGGCAATCCTGTGAGCGTTGACGCGTTCATCACCGAGTGGTTCAAGGATAACCCTCACCTCCTCGGCGCCCAGGGCCTCACAACCCAGGGCCAGTCCGGGGGCCAGCAGCGCCAGGCTGGGCCTGGCCAAGTCGCTGGCATCGAGTTCGACGAGGCCCAGCGCGGCTCCGTCGCCCATATGCGCGCCGCATCGCCCAGCGTGAAACGCTGGGCCTCGCAGCGGCGCAAGTCCACCCAGGGCTGACCGTCCAGAATCGTCCGAGAGACGTTTGTTTTCTGGCCAGCAGCCCCAGACCCCAAAGGTGTAAAGAATGCCGATCCGTGCAAATACCGAGGCCACCGAGGCCCTCGTCGATGTCTGGGCCGTTGATGCTGTGGGGGCTCTCCGCCACAAGCTGATGGCGGCCGCCCAGGTGCGCAAGTTCCTGGGCAACGTCGTTGGCCAGAAGTGGGCCACGGTCAACGTGAACAAGCTGGGGGTGCTGACGGCGCGCCAGAAGGGCGAGGGCGCCGACGTCGTCTCTGACGCGCCCACCACGGGCAACGTCCCGGTCACCCTGAGCTACCACACCACCGTGAGCTGGGACGTGGAGGGCACCGCCGAGGCCATGGCCAACCCTGGCGGTATCAACTACGAGGAGCTGGCCATGGACACCCTGGCCGAGGCTATCGAGACGCATGTGTTTAGCGTCTACGCCGACGCGGGCGCCCAGCTCGGTGTGCCGGGTACGCCCCTGGACGAGGGCGCGATCCTGGCGGCCAAGCGCGAGCTGTCGTCCATGCGCTGCCCCCAGTCCGGGCGCGTCGCCTGGGTGAGCGAGGACGACGAGATCGCGCTGCTGGCCCTGGACAAGCTGACCCGCGCGGATGCTCGCGGCGACGGCGGCGAGGCCCTGCGCGAGGGCTACATCGGCCGCGTCCACGGCTTTGACTTCTACTCGTCGCAGCTGATCCCGGAGACGTCGGGCCCGCCCATCACCAAGCACAACCTGTTCTTGAACCCCCAGGGCATCATGCTCGCCATGGCGCCCCTGCCCATGGCCAAGAGCGGTTCCGGCGCGATCTCCATGGTGATGATCGACAACGAGGCCGACGACGACAGCGCCACCATGCTCTCGTTCCGGTACGAGGTCAGCTATGACGCGCGCGCCCAGAAGACGCTCCACACGGTGGACGCGTTGTATGGGGTGGCCATTATCGATGAGCGCATGGTCGTCGAGTACCAGACCTGACCCCCAGCCCAGCCCGCGCCACCCCAGCGCGGGCTGGGCACATGAGTGACCGCAGCACCACCACGCAACCCCAGACGAGAGTAAGAGCATGAGCGCGAGCGAGAGCCTTGAGAACAAGCTGGTACGCCAGCAGCTGGCCGAGTCCACCCTGGAGCAGAGCGCGCCCCAGGCCTCCACGAACACCCCCACCCTGGTGCCCGCGTCGCTGCTCAACGCGAAGGGCAAGAAGACCATTCAGTATGTGGTCAACAACTCGGGCGCGAACACGATCACGGCCCAGATCATGGGCCGCATCGTGACCGAGGACGGCGAGGCCAGCGCCTGGGTGGCCACCACCCTGGGCGCTCAGGACGTCGCGGCGGCGGCCAACGTGGGCCTGAGCCTGACGGCCAACCCGTTCACACAGGTGGGCATCTTCATCGATGCCAAGGTGGACGGCGCCCAGGGTGCGGCCACCGTGTTCGGCCAGGCCAGCGCCTAGTTTTTGCGCTGCCCTGTAAACACTAAAACCCACACGAGAGCCGCCCCCATGGCGGCTCTCAAGCAAAGAGAGAGCAAGGAATGTATCGAGACCCAGGCGATCAGCGCCCCGACGTGTTCGTGATCAACGCCAAGGATCGCATTGTGTGTGTGACCGCGTCACAATGCGACATCATGGTCAGGCTCAAGACTGGGCGCAAGGCCACCCCGCGCGAGGTGGAGGCCTACCAGAAGCGCCTCACGGCGCAGGGTGTGCGCGGCGCGAGCCCTCACGGCATCGTGGCCGAGGTGGCCGAGAAGCGCGCCACCGCCGAGGTGGCCAAGGTGGAGGACGAGGTGGGCGATCCTGACGCGCCCAGCAGCGACGAGGCGAGGGTGGCGCTGAAGTCCTACGACACAAAGGCCAAGATGCTGGCCCTGGCCGCCGCGCATGAGCTGGAGGGCCTGAGCGACAAGATGACGGTGGCCGATCTCAAGGATGCGCTGATCCAGTCGGTGCGCCAGGGGGCGATCCCGTTCGAGTCGCTCTGAGCAGCTGGGGCGCGAGCCCCCCTTGACCACCCCCACCAAAGGACGGCCCCACCAGGCGCCGTCCTTTGACGTATCAGGAGCCTGACGCATGGCGATGAACGCGAGCGAGAGAGCCCAGCTGGAGGCCCAGCTGGAAAGAGTGATGGAGACACAGGACGCGCTGGCCGAGGCTGGGGCCACGGCGGTGGAGCGCGCTTACAAGGATGCGCTGGGGGCAGCTGCTGGGCGGATCAAGCGCCTGGTGCGCGGGCTCAAGACGACGAGCGATGGACGCTTGATCCCTGACCTCGCCCAGGTGACGAGCATAAGCCCCACCTTGATGCGCGAGAACGCACCATGGCGCCTTGTGTGGGGCGAGTGGGTGGATAGGCTGGGCGCGCTGCTCAAGCTCCAGGGAGACTATGGGCGCTCGGTGGGTGGAGGCCCTGGGGCGCTCTGGCTCGGCGCGGATCGCTCGGCCCTGGAGGCCATGGTGGGCCTGTGGCCGGAGACCGCGCAGGACGTCGGCACAGGCCTGGCCGGGCGCTTCTACACCCTCACCCTGGAGCAGCGCCAAAGACTCGCCCAGCTGACCACGAGGCACGCGCTGGGGCGCCTGCCCGCCGCGAGCTTTGAGACCATGATTGACCAGGAGCTGGGGCGCCAGGGGGCGAGGGCTCGCCAGCTGATCCATGACGAGACGCTGGGCCTGGCGCGAGTGGCGCACGAGATCAAGGCCACCCAGCTGGGCCTGGAGTTTTACAGGTACTCGGGGCCACAGGACTCGGTCACGCGGCCCTTCTGCCAGCGCCTGGTGGGCGCGGTCCTGAGCGCCGAGGAGGTGGGTGGGCTGGACAATGGACAGACCGGCGCAGGCACGGCCATGGTGGCCTGCGGCGGCTACAACTGCCGACACAGGTGGGCGGCGACCTCACCTGACTTTTACGACGACGACACCTGGGCGAGCTTGCGCGCGCGCGCTGCCCAGGCCCTCAAAAGCGAGGCCTCAGAATGACCACCCCCAGCGACGACGGGCTGACTCAGTACGCCTATAACACCCACCTGCGGCAGCTGGAGACCCAGGTGTTTAACACCCTCTCCGGTCGCTCCTGTGACCCTTACCAGCGCATGGCGCGCGAGGATGTACGCCGCGCCCTGCGCCGCTACGGCTACATTGATCCCCTGGTGGAGAGCTGGGGTGGGCGCCTCACAGGTGTGCGCGAGACGCGACGTGGTGAGATCGCCAACCGCAGCAGCAAGGCGAGGGCCACCCTGGTGGTGAGCAACCCCACCATGGCGCCTGTGACCATCCCCCTGGGCGCCACCTTCGGGGATATGGACCCCTACGGGGATGATGATACCCAGCTCGTGCTGGACAGCGCCCAGGGGGCATACAGGTGGGCCGCGCTGGCCGAGCTGGTGGTGGCGCCGGAGAGCAGCGCCGAGCTGCTGGTGGAGGCCACGGTGGCCGGGGCGCCTCACAACCTTTGCCAGGGCGCCGAGGTGAACGGTGAGCTGGGCACCATGTACGCGGTGCCCAGCAGCTCGGCCTGGGCCGTGGGCATCACGGTGGAGTGGGGCGCGCTGGACCTGATGGGGGTGGACCACCAGCTTGCGCGCCTGACCTGTTACCGCGCCCTGGTGTATGCCTTCTCGGATCTGAGCCTGAGCATGGACGACCCCAGCGACTTCAAGCGCAAGCTGTACGAGAAGCGCTACAAGGACGAGCTGGAGCTGATGATCAGCTCAGGGGTGGAGATCACCGTGGACGGCAACGGGGACGTGACCAGCGACGAGGATGCGCTGCGCTACGGCAACATGACCTTGACCAGATCCTGAGCGCGAGCGCGCCTGGGTGGAGGCCCAGCCCATGACAAGCATCCGGTTTGATTTTGACCTCGCGGCGGTGGAGCGCGCGCTGGACTCGGTGGAGCGCGCCGAGCTCACCGCGAAGGATTGGGGCATCATCGGCCAGGCCGCTGTGGTGGCGATCCTGGAGCGCACCGAGCATGGCCTGAATGCCTACGGCCTGCCGTTCGCCAGGTATGCGCCCAGCACGGCGCGCGCGAGGGTGAAGGGTGGGCGCCGCGTCTCGGCGGTCACCCTCGCCTACACAGGCCAAATGCTGGGCGCGCTCACCAGCAGCCCCCTTCAAGACGGGGTGCGCCTGAGCTTCGTGAACCAGGCAGCCGAGCAGCTGGCCCAGCTCCACGTCAAGGGAACGCGCCACATGCCAGCGCGCAACTTCTTGGCGATCATGCCCCGGACTAAAACCGAGAACCAGCTGGCCGAGCTCGCCGCGCGGCTGATCGCGCGGCGGCTGCTGGCCACCGTAGGAGCAGATAAGTGACCACGAGAACACCCCCGAAGACGCCCCAGGCGCCCACCGCGCCGATCAGCGAAGTGGAGAAGATGATGCGCGCGCTTGTCCAGATCCTGCGCACCGCACCAGGCTCGCCCTTCAAGACGGTGAGCCGCGACATTATCCAGGACAAGCCCCAGCCCCAGGAGCAGCTGCCCGCCGTGATCTTTGACGACTCGCGCTTCACCTACACCTACCAGGACCAGCACGGGCGCGGGCGCGTCGCGGAGGTCACAGGCGTGATCGTGTTTGACCTCCAGGGCAGCGCGCGCACCCACGGCGCGCGCGGCCTGGGTTTCAGGGTGAGCGAGCTTCGGAGCGCCCTTGTCCAGGCGCTGGCCAGCATCCTCGCAAACAACACCGGCTTGACCTGTCAGCTGGACGAGTGCGGGGAGACCGCCCCCACCCAGCATTGTCTCAAGATAGGGGCGCGCCTGGAGGTACAGCACATGCCGGAGGCGCCGCCCTTGACGCGCTCCCTGGTGAGCGCGAGTGTCACGCTGGTGGAGTGCCTGGACGCGCGCGAGTGGGCGCTGTGGAGTCCGGGTAGCCTGGAGGGTGGACCCCTCGACGGCGAGCCGGTGGAGGCCCCGCTGGCCCCCAGCGAAGATTGAAAGCGCGCGCGCGCGAAACCCTAACAGGAGTGTGAGTTATGGCGAACAACGTTGGAACCTTCGTAACCCCAGGCACGGTCGGCCCCCTGGCCTTCGGGCCTGACCCTGGCGATACGCTTTACATCGCGCTGCTGGCCCAGCGCGGGCGCGCGAATGTGCCCACCCTGGTCACGTCCTTTGATCGCTTCAAGGCGCTGTTCGGCGGCCCTGTGACCAGGTCGGCGGGCACGGCTTACAGCGCGGGGTATGAGGTGCTGCGGCATTTCTTCCGGCGCGGCGGCAAGCGCGCGGTGGTGCTGCGCATCGAGGGCACAGCGGTGGAGGCCCTGACCACCCTGGTGGATCGCGCTACGGAGCCTGTGGCGATCCTGAACGTGTACGCGAAGGGCTCGGGCACCTGGGCCAACAACTACGACTTGATCATCTCGGCGGGCACCCAGGCCGACACCTTCAAGCTGACCATCCTGGACGAGAATGGCGACGAGGTCGAGCCGTGGGACAACCTGTTACCCACCGACTCGGCCTGTGAGGCGGTCAGCGATGGTAGCTCTTATGTGCGCCTGGTGCGCAACCCGGCCAACGTGACCGCGAGTCCTGACAACCTGCCGGCGCTGGGCACCTTCGCGCTGGGGGTCACTACCCCAGGCACCAACGACAACGACCCCACCGCCGCCGAGATCGTGGGCACGGTGGTGGCCTCGGTGCGCACAGGTCTCAAGGCCCTGCGCACCTACCGCTATGGGCGCGGCGCGATCTGTGCGCCTGACCTCGACAACGACCCCACCGTCATCGCGGAGCTGGTGGCCCAGTCGCTCCCGTTCTTCCGCGTCCACGTCACCAGCTCACAGGCTGGGGCCACGGTCGCCACCGCCATCACCCAGCGCCTGGCCGTGAACAATAAGGGCTCGGTGTTCCTGTACCCTCGCATCCGCGACCTGGACGCCTACACGAGCCAGGCGAAGACGTACCCTGCGGTGGGCCACATGATCGCCACCTGGTGGGCCGAGATCGCCTTGAAGGGGCAGGGCAAGGCCCCAGCTGGCGCGGCCTTCACCATCGATGCGGTGCCCGGTATCGAGCGCGCGGCCAACGGCTCGCCCTTGATTGAGGCCGCCGACGCCGAGCTGCTGGTGGGCAACAACGTGAATCCGATCTGGGACCGCACAGGCCTGGGGAATGCGATCTGGGGTGGGCGCGCCGCCACCAACGAGGTGGCCTGGAAAATGGCCAGCTGCGCGTACCTGTACTGTGTGATCGGTGATGCTGTTCAGCGCGTGCTGGATCAGCAGGTGTATGAGGTGGTGGGGTCCGAGGAGTTCGACGCCATGTATATGGGCGTGTACGGCTTCCTGGCCGGGATGCAGCGCGCGGGCGCCTTCCGTGGCAACCTGCCAGATCCTTACTCGGTGCCCGATGAGGTGAACGACGCGTTCGCGGTGTTCGTCGGCGCTGGTATCCAGACCCCCACCGACAACGCCAACAACGTGATCCGCGTGCGCATCTGGTTCCGCGAGGCCTTGACCGCCGAGACGATCGAGGTGGAGCTGGCCAAGCAGACCGCGACCTGACCCCACCAGGCGCGAGCTGCTGGGCTCGCGCCTGTGACCCCTGACCCCCTGACCCCACCCAAGCGAGGCCCAGGCCGTGAGCATTCAAGACAACTTCCATACTCAACACGACTACATTGGATATTTCCAGGAGTTCCCTGGGATCCGGTTCACGTCAATCTCTGGCGGTGAGCGGACCACCGAGGGCACCGAGGTGTTCTCTGGCGGCTCGCCCACCCCAGTGAACGTGAACGGCCCCAGCAAGACGGGCGTTCTCACCCTGAGCAAGCCCGCCGAGGATGCGGTGGATGCGCCGCTTCGCGCCTGGTGTTCGCTCTGGTCGCAAGGCATCCACCAGAAGCTGACGTTTGTGGTGATGCGCGTCACCCCCCAGGGTATCCCGATCCCTGGCGCTGCCCAGCGCACGTATCTGCGCTGCTCTCACAGGAGCGACACGGCGCCCACCCTGGAGCGCGGCAGCGCGGCGGTGGCTGTGTTCGCGCTGACGGTGGCCCCTGAGCAGCGCACAGGCTAGAGCAAGGGCACAGGCGCGCGCGCTTGACGTGTCCAAACAGGGCAGCGCATCTTGACCCCCACGAAGGCGGCGGGCGATGCGCTGCCCTCGCCTTTTCTTGCAGCCTCGCCACCCACCCCCAGGAGACCGCCATGTATGCCCAGACCAAGAACGTGACCCTGCCCATCGGCCTGCGCAACCCCAGCGCACCCAACGACCCCCCCGCGCGCAAGCTCCAGGTGAGAATGCCCACGGTCAGCGACGAGCTCTGGGCCGAGGCCCAGCGTAAGGAGCTGCTGGGCAGCGCCATGGCCCAAGATGTGGAGTTCGCCAGCGCGCCCACCTCCACCGATGTGCTGTTCTTGGCGCGCGTCATCACCCAGTGGGAGGGGCGCCCCCTCCACACCTGGCGCGACGTGGCCCAGCTCGCGCGCGTCGACTTCTACAAGCTCAGGGGCTCGGTCGCGGAGCTGGAGGACGAGGCGGTGAAGGATGCCGAGGCCGCAGACAAGGCCGGGGAGACGCGCCCTTTATCGCCAGCCGTGCCCGCATCCTGACCTTGATGCGCCTGACCGGCCTACCCCTGAGCGAGGTGGTGAGCTGGAATCGCGTCGAGGCGGATCTGTGGGCACGAGCAGGGGCCAAGAGCTTGGCCGAGGTGGCCAAGCTCGCGCCTGACCAAACCGAGGCGCTGCTGGCCCAGCTGCTGGGCGGCGCCTGACCACCACCCAGGAGCGCACCGTGGCGCAAGAAGCCGAGCTGAATATCAAGGCCCGTCTGACGGGCAACCTAAAGCAGGGCCTGGCCCAGACCAGGAAGGCGCTGCACGACTTCGCCGCCGAGCAGCACAGGGCTTTGACCGACACGGCGCGCATGGGCGCCCAGGCCGACCGCGCCTGGAGTCAGGCCGGGTCAGGCATCACCACCGCCACCAGCGCCATGAGCCGCGCCGGTGGCGAGTTGCTGAACATCCAGAACCTGGTGCTGGGCATCGGCGCAGGCCTGGCCGGTGGCACGGTGATGGAGAAGCTGATCGGCAGTAATGCCCAGCTTGAGAGCGCGAAGACAACTTTTAATGTTCTGGTGGGGGATGTTCGCCAGGCTGATAAGCTGATCGGTGACGTGCGCAAGTATGCCGCGAACACTCCATTCGGTGAGTCCGAAGCGCTCGACGGTTCAAAGCGTCTGCTCCGCTTGACTGGCCAGAATGCCGAGCAAAATATCAAGCTGCTAAAGCTGGCTGGTCAGCTCAAAGCTATCTCTCCAGATAAGACTTTTGCTGACGCGGTAGAAGCAATCCTAGACGCCGAGGGTATGGAGTTTGAACGCCTGAAAGAGTTTGGTATTAAGCTCAAAGGCGACGACGTTAAGAAGGCCAAGAAGAAAGGGGAGACCCTGGGGCAAGCGTCGCTCCGAGGGTTTGAGGAAGCACTGAACAAGCAAACAGGTGGGCGCGATGTTGTGGCCGCGCTCGCGGGCACCTTTGAGGGGCGCACCTCGACGATCAAGGATCGGTTTGCAGAGAGCTTCCGCAAGATAGGTGAGCCCGCCTTTAACGTGCTTGGCGCGGGGCTCACCGAGTTTGAGAAGTCACTAAATGAAATAGAGACTTCACCGGCGTTTAAGAAAGACTTTGAAGACGTGGCCGAGGCGCTGGCGTCTGGCGCGCGCTCAGGTGTGGAGCTGGTCAAACAGCTGCCCCAGGCGGTGGCCTTCGCGCGCGCGCTCAAAGACGAGGTGGTCGGCTTTGCCCAGGGCAACGCGGGGCTGCTCAAGCTGGTGGGTGGTGGGGTGGTGGCCAGCAAGCTCACAGGGGTGGGGGCTGGTCAGGCGCTGGGCGCTGGTAAGCGGCTGCTGTTCGGTGGTGGTGGAGCAGCCCCAGCAGCTGGCCCCCTGGGGCTCGCCGGTGGTGAGCCCATCCCTGTGTTCGTCACGAACATGGGCGCTGGGGGCCTGGGTGGCGAAGCGGCTGCAGCCGCTGCGAAGGCAAGCAAGGGGTCCGAGTTCATCACCAGGAACACGGGAGGCAAGGGCTTCGGCTCGACGGCCAAGGCCTTCGGCGCTGCGGTCTCAAGCGAGGGTGTGCTGGCCACCCTGGGGGCTGGTGGATCGGCTGCTGGTGGTGGGCTGCTGGCCCTGTTCGCCGCGTCGGCGCTGACCCTGGCCGACGTTACCGCCAGGACTCAGCGCGTGGTGAAGGGGTTTGAGGAGGCCGAGGAGGCCGAGCGCAAGAAGCGCATCACCCAGATCAAGACCGTGCGCGAGCAAGACGAGGCGAGGAATAAGGACATGGCCGCGCGCCGCGCGCTGACTGGAGGCACGCGCGATTATTTCAGCAAGGCCCTGAGCCCTGGCGTCCCTGCCGAGGAGCGCGAGAAGCTGCTGGCCCAGGGGCTGGTGGCCGCCCAGAATGCGCTCGGAGGTGGCAAGGCCAAGGTCAAAGGCAAGAAGGGCAGCAAGGAACAGCAGCTGGTGCTGGACGCGCTGGAGCGCGAGGTGGGCGCGCTCGGAATCACCTTCTCATTTGGCAAGGGCTCGGGCGGCACGGTGGCCAGCCGTCTCAAGGTAGACAGCGGCGTCGGCGCGCTGGACGATAAGACGATGGCCGAGGTGGCCCAGTTCAGAAAAATCAATGACTTGAAGTTAAAGAATCCAGAGGTATATCAGCAGCTTTCTTCGCGCCCTGAGTTTCAGCAGTTGAACAAAAGAGCTGATGTTATCAACGAGCGGGTGAAGCGAGGTCAGGCGCTGGGGCCTGAGCTGGGCAGGGCGGCGCGGGCGGTGAACATCGGGCGCATTGAAGTGAACCTGAACACCACAGGCGATGCCACAGGCGCACAGGTCGCGGCGGATCAGCTGCTGATCGAGATAAACAAGGCGCTGGCGCTGGCCGACCAGCAATAAGGACGAGCGATGATCAACGTAATTGTGAGCGCGGGCGCCACCTCTGGCGCCCTGGGCAACGACTTCATCCCGGTGGAGGTGGAGGGCAAGCCGTACCAGGTGCAGCTGGTCAGCATCGGGCTGGTGGTGCCCACCGTGATCACGTTCCCGATCAACCCGGAGTCATGGGACCGGTCCTATCCCCAGGGCTGGGCCAAGCGCGGCGCGCCTGGGGTGGTGCGCGATAGCCTGGACTGGAGCAGCAACGACCCAGCGGCCACCAGGTTCACGGCCCTGGTTCAGGGCGATGATCCGCGCATCCTGGAGGCCACGGTGTTGAGGCCCCTGGAGCGCGCGCGCGAGGACTTGACCAGGGCGGCCCAGGAGCCGCCTGGGTGGTTCCTGACCTTCGGCACCCACCAGTACAGGGTGGTGCTGACCGAGGTGGGGATCCGGCGTATCAGGACGAACGGCGCGGGCGATGCGCTCACCGCCGAGATCACAATACAGGCGCTTGACCAGGAAAAGTGAGGACGAGATGGCGACGAAGAAGACCGCACCCCAGGCCAGTGAAGCGCCCTTTGATAGGCTGGGCGCCCAGGTGCTGGAGGATGGGCACCTTGCCCTATGGCCCCTGGAGGGGGCCAGCACCACGATCTGGACTATCGCCCACCTGGGGCTGGGCGAGTGGAGACAATGGCGCGAGGTGGCCGAAGCGAGCGAGGTGGTGGACCCCCTGGACCTGGAGGCGCCCGAGCTGGGGGTCAGCACAGACGGCGAGCCGAACAGCTCGCCGCGCGATTTTGAGGGGGTGCCTGGAGGCGCCCCCCCTGTGGAGGTGGATCTGGCAAGCCAGAGCGAGCTGGGTGTGGGGCCAGTGGTGGTGAGCGCGAGCCGCGAGCTGTTCGGCCTGTGCGTCCTGCGCGTCGAGGACGTGAGCCCCAGCAGCTTCCTGGTGGCGCTTCGTGGCCCGGCAGAGCTGGACTTTGGCCCAGGGGTGGAGCTTGCCCTGGCGAGCTTTGAAGGTGTCGCCTCCGACGAGGTACGAGCGCCGCGCCTCCAGCTGTTCTCGTCCTCCGGCTTCGCGCTCACCGTGAGCATGACCCTGGATGCGTGGCTTGTGGTCTGGCTCGCGCGCTATTGGCCGATGATGCTGGTGGAGGTGGTGGGCAGCGCGCGCGCCGCGCTTGTGCTACCGCTGCGCGACGAGTCAGGGCTGGAGGTGGCGACGTGAGCAACGCGAAGAATATAGCGTCGGTGGCCGTGGGCGGCATCGAGTTCGCCCAGGGCGATGGCATCTTGCTGGCCGCGAGCTGCACGCGCACGAGGGACAAGAAGGGGGGCAGCTTGTCCCTGACCCTCGCGGACCCGCGCGGTGTGCTGGCGAACAGCCTGCCGCTCCCGGCGTCCAATGCGCCGGTTCAGGTGGTGGCGGTCTGGGGTCCACTGGGGCGCCAGCGGCGCATATTCACCGGCACCCTGACCACCTTTCGATGGAACATGGGCAGCAAGCGAGTGGAGCTGGTGGCGGTGGACAAGTGCCGCGCGGCCAAGGTGGTGGAGCGCGCGCGCGTGCGCTCGGCCTCGGACCTCCAGGATCTGGCGCGCGAGGTGGCCGACAGCATCGGCGCCACCCTCGACGCACCGAGCGCGCTGATCCGCCGCCTGGGCGCATACGGAACGGTCGTCCAGCATGGTGAGAGCGACTGGGAATTGTTGGCTCGCCTGTGCGGCGCGGTGGGGGTGGACGTGTGGTTAGAGGAGTCCGGCGAGCTGCTGGGCAGCTCGCCCCTTGAGACACCACCCACCCTCTATCTTCGCCCAGCTGGTGAGCTGGGCAAGGACACCAAGGCGGTGGTACTGCGCGCGGGCGACAACCTTGTGAGCTGGGAGGTGGAGGTGGAGAAAAAGACCAGGCGCACCACCTCCAATATCGTGAACCTGAAAGGGGTGCCCGTGCTGGAGGGGGGCGACGCCGAGGCCCAGGCGCGCGCGGTCCACCTCGCAAACACAGGGGTTGTGCTGGGTGCCTCGGAGGATGCGCCCAGCTTCACCGAGGCTGACATTCAAGGCGCGCTGCTGGCCGGGGCGCGCCAGCGCAAGGTGTTCACGGCCAAGGCCACGATCAGCCCAGCCGAGCCAGGTCTAGGCCCAGCGCGCGCCGTGTTCGCGGAGGGGGTGGGTGCGCGCTACAATGGCGCCTGGGTGATACAAAGCATCACCGATGAGCTGCTGATGGATCGCCAGCAGCTGGACCTTTACAACGACGGTGCCCCATGACGACCCCCACCTTGCTCACCCAGCAACGCCGCATCTATGGCGAGGGCTGGAGCTGGCCCTTGAGAGCTGCCCCCACTGGGCAGCTCGCGCGCACCGCCGGAGAGCAGCGCATCGATGAATCCCTGCGGCTGATCCTGGAGACCCCCCTGGGCTCGCGCCCCCTGGACCCCAGCTATGGGGTGCCCCTGGAGGTATACGACCCTGTGACGGACGTGGTGGCGCTGGCCTGGGCGCTGGCCCAGGCGCTGGAGCGATGCGAGCCGCGCGTTCAGGATCTCACCCTGGAGATCCTGGGGGTGCGCCCCAGTGATGCCACGGTGGCCTTCCGGCTCACCTACCGCGCGAGGGGGCAGCTGACCCCCACCACCCGCACGTTCCCCTTCTACCGCCTCGCCACCTGAGCGCGCGCTCACCCCACAACCCCCGAAGGAGCCCCCCTTGACCACCTCCATACCGATCCCTGTGCTAGACCCCCGCGACGAAGAGGCGGTGGTGGCGAGCGTCATCGACGCCCTGCCCGCCGAGCTGACCGACAGGTCGCGTAGCGCGCCCGAGGTGGCGCTGGTGGAGGGCCTGGGCGCCTTCTACGGCGCTGTTCTGTTCCAGCTGAACCAGTGGCCGTACAAGCTCAGGGCGATGATCCTGACCTTGCTGGGCTATGCGCCCGAAGCCGCTGCGGCGGCCACGGTCACCTTGACCGCGACGGCCAACGCGCTCGGCGCCACCATCCCCCTGGGCACCCTGGTGAAAACTGGGCCTGGTGTGGACGCGATCAAGTTCGCCACCGCCGTGGAGCTCGTCCTGGCGCCCAGCGCCACCGATACGGTGACGGCCACCTGTACCACCACAGGCACAGGGGGGAACGTGAACGCGGGCACCGTGACCAGGCTAGACGCGCCGATCGCTGGGCTGGTCAGCATCACCAACCTGGTGGCGGCGCAGGGTGGGCAGGACGAGGAGCCGCTGGCCGAGCTGGAGGCGCGAGTTCCTGCGCTGATCCGCACAGGTGGGGGCAGGGTGCTGACCAGCGAGGATCTGGAGCAGCTGGCCTTAGACCAGCCTGGGGTGGCGCGCGCGCGCGCCTTCGGCTCTCTGGGCGCCCTCGTCGTCCACTTGCTGCTGGACGACAACAACGAGGCCTATTACATCGACCCCCTGAACAGCAGCAACGCCGCCACCAGGGCGACTCTCAAAGCCGAGACCGAGGCGGCCACCGTGCCAGGCCTCGCGGTGGTGGTGGCCCAGCCCACGCTCAGGCTCACCCACCTGAGCAGGGTGGAGGTCAAGCTGCGGTCTGGCTTCTCCGGCGCCTCGGTGGCTGCGGCTCTCAAAGCGGCCTTTGACCTGTACCTGAGCGCGCCCCCTGTGTACGCCGCCGACGGCGTGACCGTGGAGAGCGAGGGGTGGCCCTGGGGTGAGAGCCTGTGGGCGAGTGAGCTGGGCGCGCTGTTCAACGCCGTGGCCGGCGCCCAGCGCATCGAGCGGATCTGGGTGCGCACCTCCGAGGACTACGGCGCCACCTGGAGCGCCGAGGCCCAGCTGGGCGAGCTGGAGGCCTGGGCCAACGGCGGCCCTAATGCCCTGTATGGACTCCACCAGGCGGGCACCGACGTGGCCCACCCCCTGACCCTGGACCTGATATGACCAGCATCCTGCGCCTGGTGCCCCCTATGTGGCGCGCGGTGGACCTCGCCAAGCGCCTCGCGCTCGCGGTGGCCCAGCCCCTTGAACAATGGCGCGGCCAGATCGGCCAGCTGCCCCAGCTGCTCACCCCAGAGGGCGCGCCCACCTCGTGGCTGGATTGGCTGCTGGCCCTCCAGGGATACCCGTACCTGCCGGACCTGAGCGAGGCGCGAAAGCGCGCGCTGCTGGCCGGAGGCCTGGAGAGGTGGAGCCGGAAGGGCACCCCCAGCGCGATAGAAGAATACGTGCGCGCCGTGGCTGGTGTGGAGGCCGAGGTGGTGGCCACGGTGGGGCCTGGGTGTATCGCGGGGCTCGCCCTCGCGGGCGCGGTGTGTGGCCCAGGCGCCACGGCCTGGCGCTTCACGGTGCGCATCCCTGCCGGAAGCATCGACGAGGCGAGCTTGCGCGAGCTGCTGGCCCCTGTGGTGCCCAGCTTCCTGGTGTACCTGGTGGAGGAGATATGAGCGCGCCCACCTTGCAAGCTCGCGCGCGCGCCGCCATGCTCGTGCTGATGATGCTGGGCGCGCTGCCCAGCTGCTCCGAAGACGACCACCTGACCGACGAGGATACCTTGCCTTATGATATAAGCGACCCTACGGCCACCCCTGTTTTTGTCGATGGAGTAACACCCATCGCGGCCTCGTTCTTGAACGCCTGTGTGCTGGACTTCGCGGACCAGGGCGATGCGTGCGCGCTGCTCCCTGCCCCACGCAGCGCGTGCATAAGCGAGGCGCGCTATGGGGTGGGGCTGGGGCAGCTGGGCCAGTCGGTGGCGGTGGCCCCGGTCGCCGGGTACGACTCTAACAGCGTGGTGGGCCTGGTAAGCACAGGGCGATCTCTGGTGGTGGAGGTGAGCCGCACGGTGACGGCGGTTCCGACCCACACCCATGCGAGGGTGGAGCGCGCGAGCATGGCTGTTCTGGAGACCATCACGGCCACCAGCGCGACCTTCCGATACGCGGCGCTGGCCACCGATGGCGGGCTGCTGCTCAGGCCCACCGACCTGGGCAGCGAGGCGGTGGACCCGGAGGCGCTGGCCACCCCACCGGTGTTTGTGAACACCGTGGGAACCATCATTAGCGCGGCGGCCAATGGTGAGCAGCTGTTCACCGCCGACCAGGGCGCCACGGCATTCAAGGCCACCTCCAGGGACGGGGTGGCTTTGTGGAGCCTGGCCCACCCCTGGACCTCTGGGCTGGGCGTGATCAACCCTGCGGTGGGGTGTGACGGCGCGCGCGCTTACCTGGTGGGGGACGAGGACTCTACGGGCGCAAAGCTGCGGGTCAGGGCGGTGGTGCCCGAGACAGGCGCCACCCTGTGGACCTATGCGCCCACGCATGTGGCCTACGGCACCACCATTAACCGCGTGGCCAGCAACGGCGAGCTGGTGGCGATCCATAACGCTCGTCGCCTGGTCGTCCTCGACGCGCGCACAGGGGCCGAGGTGTGGACCACCACCTATGCGACTGGGCCAGGAGCCGAGCGGGCGGGCTTGTCGCTGGCCTGGGGGCCTGATGGGCGCCTGTATGTGGGGCGCTCCACCTACACAGGCGCGGCGTCGGCGGACAACGGGCTGTATTGTTATGACGGCACCACTGGGCGCTTGATCTGGGCTAACGGCCTGGTGGTGCCCGAGGCCCTGGAGCAGGACGGCGCAGGCCTGTTTGTGGCCTTCGTGGACGGGGCAAATATCAAGGTGGGCAGGGTGGAGCATGGCGCGGGCCCCATGATGATGCAGCGCGCCGAGGCCACCGACAGGTACCGCAGGCCCTGGGCCAAGCTGCTCATACCGGCGAGGGTGCGCTGATGGGCCTGGACCTGGATAAGCTGATGGGCTCGGCCAGCAACGCCGCGCGCGATCTCCAGCGCCAGCTCAGGGCTGGGCTGTATCGCGCGAAGGTGGTGGGCAACGAGACGTTCGCGCGCGTGTCCCTGACCCCCAGCTGGATAGAAGACGGCTCGGCCTTGCCTGGGGCGCTGCGCGTCTCGCCCTCGCTCCTGGACGTGGTGGAGGCGCCAGGCACCACCGTGGCGGTGGTGAGCGAGGATGGGCTACCAGCTCGCCCCCTGGTGATCGGCGCGGTGAGCGACGAGACCACACCCACCACCGCGCGGTACTCCTGGGTGCGCGCGCTGCTCCACGAGGTGGCCAAGCGAGGGCACCTGGAGCTGGGCGCGGTGTCAGGTGTGCGCGTCAAGGTGGGCACGAACACCGGCGACGTGGCCCCAGCTGCTGATCAGATCATCCTCCAGGTGGGCACCCAAGAAGCACGGCTCGCGCTCGCGGGCACCTTCGCGGTGGAGACCTCGGCGGGCGAGCTGGTGGCCGAGCTGGTGGAGGCCCTGGGCGCTGCCCAGGATCTGCTCGCGGGCCTCGCCCTGGTGGGCAACGCCATCGATGCGGCGGCCCTGGCGTCGGGCGCCGTCGCTGTGACCAACTCGACCCTTGCCGGGTTCTTCAACACTGGCCTTGACGCGGCCACCAGGAACGCAGCAGCCGCGAAGATTGACGCGGCGCTGGTCAAGCTCGCCACCTTCGTGGAGTGAGCAGCTGGGGCGCGCGCGCTTGACGGCTGCGAACAAGCGCGCGACGCTGGCGAGGTCAGCGCCCACCTGGGCGCACCCTCACCCCTCGGAGCTTGCGCGATGGCGTTACCCCCCACAGAGCTATGGTCAAAGTTTCAAAGCGCGGTGCGCTGGACTCAGGGCGTTCTGACTGCTGGCATCGCGGTGATGAACGCCGCGCCAGCTGCCCAGCCTGAGTTGCTGATCCTGAACGCCAGCACAGGCCCCACCAGCGCACCCACCACGGCGACCGACGGCGCGAACATCGAGGGCCTGCGCACGGTCAACCTGTACGTCTTCGGAGTGGGCACCTACGCCGCGACCCTGGCCTTGTTCGTCTACAACGGCACCAGGTGGCTGCCCCTCACCACAGTGGACGTGAGCGAGGCCGACGGCGCGCTAGACCCTCTGGACACCGAGGGGTATGCGCGCCTGGGCGTCCAGGTCACGGTGCATACAGGCGCGGCGCATAGCCTGGGCTTGTTCCCGTACAACGTGGAGAGCTGAATGGCGACGAGCAGCAACGACACGGCGCGTCTGCGAGATAGGTTCAGGCGCACCTCTGGGGGCGAGGGCTGGGACTTCTCGGCGGCGGGGCGCTTACCTCACCCTGACCAGACCCTGGGCGGCTTGCTGCTCTCTCAATCCCCGCGCGACCCCCAGACCTACGCTGCCACCACCGAGACGCCGCGCCCAGTCGCAGCGGCCACACTCACCTAAGAGGACTCGATATGACCGACAACCGAAAGTATATAAAGCGTCGTGGCATTCGTGGGAATGAATACTGCCTAGCATCTGGTGGTAACCAGACGCGAATTGAGGCTGATGTTTTGGCTTTGCGCGACGAGATGCGCGCTGTGTTCAGTGATACGGCGCGCTACAAGGTGAGTGGTATTGCGCGATGGATTGGTGTTACCGGGACACTTGGTTATGCCTTTATTTTGCGCGACACTACTAAGGGTTGTGAATGGTTGTTTGGGTTTGGTGGTCGCTCCGACTCCAGTACACAGGGCTGGATGTATCAAATTTGGGGCAATAATTCCGCAGCTACTTACGGCGCTTATTACAAGACTCCGTCAGGCGCAGCGTGGAATAACCCCGCTACGAGTAATAGTGCTAACGGAAACATTTTCTTTAATCCAGATTACGCAACCGTTACGTTTGCAATGGGTTTTGCAAACACAACCGACCTCACCTATACGGCGGGTGCGGATTTCCAAGCGCCAGCGTCCAGCCCTTATAGCGCCTTGTCCACATTTATGGGTGCAATTGGGAACCGATATCATGGCGTAGATTTGGCGTTTGGTAGCGCCAATAATGCTTATAACAGGTGGTGTTATATTTACGATGAGCCGCGCGGCTTGCTGTCTTTGGAGTCTAGCTATGGATCATCTTACGGAGGCGGCTTTACTTTAATTGGAGGCAAAGAGTTATTCCCCACTAACTTGAATGGTGGTGTCGCAAACGTGCTTGATGCCCGCCGCGACGGCGTTGTCTATATGCCGCGCTTGCAAGGATCGGCGGGTGGGTACAATACGCTAGAAGCGTCGGCGCCTATCCTCATTATGTTTGTTCGTGACAACGGTACAACCATCGAAACGCTTGGGCGTTTCGTGAACATCACAAACGACTTCACGCGCGCCAACTACTTGGCCGGTGGAAACGTCCAGAAGCGTAAGCTACAAGTCAACGCCTCTGGTTATATCAAGGGCTATGTCGATGTAGAGATAATGTGTGAGGCGTTCCCATATAACGACGGTGCGTTTCACTGGATGCCTCTTGCGTTGCCTGACGTGGATAATCCCATGGTCAAGTTTCATCCGCAGCTCTGTACCTTCTACAAGAAGGGGCTCGCGCCGTTTATGATCATCCCTGAACCCGGCTTGCCGATAACCTGATAAAGGACTCCACACATGAGACAGCTAAAAATCCTGAAAGAAGCGACGATCAGCGCCGACGCCGCGCCCACCCCTGGGGTGATCGTCCTGCCCGCGTCGGTCCACGCCGAGACCCTGGTTCAGATCATCCTCGCGCCAGGCTTTGATGCGGTGCTGGCCGCGCGCGAGGTGGACGACGTGGCAAAGCCCAGCCTCCCGGTGGTGGACGACCCAGCCCTGAGCGCCCAGCCTGTGGTGCTGTGGACTGGGCGAGCTGGTGGCGCGCCCCTGTACCTGTACGCCAGCGCGCCCACCTCGGTGACGTACACGGTGGTGATGATGGGCGCCGACTGAGGCGCTGACCTTGTACCTGGTGGCCGTGCAGCTGCACGGCCACCCAGCTGGAGAGCCTGACCATGATCCTGACCTACACCGAGATCCGCGAGGCCCTGCCCGAGCAGGGCCTTGATATTATCCAGCGCCTGGGGAGTGAGCCCAGCAGCGCGCGCGCGCTCGTCTGTGATGGGCGCGAGGGGCCGAAGACGCGCAGCGCCCTGTACCTGGACCCGCGCCCCATCCTGGCGCTCTGCGCGCACGGCCTGGGCAAGGTGGCGCTGGGCGAGCTGCTGGCCGGCGCCGCCGAGGTAGCGCCCCACCCAGGGGCCGCCGCGAACAACCGAGGCGCCTGGGTGAACAAGTATTGTCGCATGACCGCGCGCGCCAGCACCTCGGTGGACCGGGGCGCCTGGTGCGCGTTCTTCTCCAGCTGGGCGCTGGACGCCTGGGCGCGCACCCAGGGCGCGACGTTCCAGAAGGTGGGCGGCGCGCGTCGCCTGGTGCGCGACGAGCTCAAGGTCAAGGTGCCTCTGGGTGAGGTGAGGCCTGGCGATCTGGTGGCCTGGGAGAGCAAGACGAGGCCCAGCCCTTACGGGCATGTGGGCATTGTGGTGGCGCGCGAGGGCTCGCGCATCGCCACGGTGGAGGGCAACGCGGATCTGACCCCAGGCCTGGACGGTGTGACCTCGCGCCTGTTCGGACCTGACCTTGTGCGCATCGATGGCGCGCGGCCCCTGTACGCCGCGCGCCTTGTGCTTTGACCTGTACCTGACCCCTGACCCCTTAACCCTAACCCCCTCCGGCGCGCGGGGGTGACGCGCCCCCAGCTGCTGGAGATGACGATGAAAGAGAACACCATGGACGACAGCTTAATATCTCACCTCGCCACCCTGGTGCTGGGTGGTGGAGGCATGGGCGGAGTCTGGGCCTGGGCGGCCCAGCGCAAGGAGAAGGAAGCCGATCGGATCGCCAGGTTTGAGGACCGGCTGATCCGCGAGGTGGAGCGGATGCAGAAAGAGCATGACGAGGCGATGATCGTCGTGAAGGAAACTCGCGACGCCTATTACGAGGAGCGCCAGGCGCGCACGGACGCGACGCGCGACCTCGTTGAGGCCGAAGAAAAGCTGGTGAAGGCCGAGCAGAAGCTGGGCGATGCGCTGGCCAGAGTCAAGGCGCTGGAGACGAGCGAGGCCCAGACGCGCGAGGTTATGGCGCTGCTGGGCCAGCAGAATAAAGAGCTGATCAAGCAGAACGGGCTGCTCAAGAGCCGCCTGCGCGAGCATGGGGACGAGCTGGGCGGTAGTGATTCGGACGTGGTGGAGGTGGTCAAGTGACCCTGACCTATCACCCAGCCCCTCCACCCAGCACCCCCCTGGGCAATCTGTCGGTGGCCCACTGGACAGACCTTCACGTCGGAGAGCGCGCGCGCGAGGGTGCGCTGACCACCCTGGTGGATCATGCCCTGGCCCAGCTCGCGCCACACTCCACCGCGATTGTCATATCTGGCGACCTCACCCACAACGGGGGCGCTTCCGAGATCAAGGCCTGTGCGCGCCAGCTGCTGCGGCTGCGCGTCGCGGGCTTCCAGGTGCTGGTGGTGCCTGGTAACCACGACTGCGGCCCCCTGGGGCTGCTGTGGCGCGCCGAGCGCCGAGCAGCCTTTAACCACCTGTGGCGCGCGTCGAGCGCGCGCCCCCTCGCCCCGAGGTGGCCCCAGGTGGCGCGCTTCGGTGGGTGGCGCTTCATCCTCCTGGACTCATGCGAGGGCCAGGAGGGCGAGCTGGTGACCCTCGCCAGGGGTGAGCTGGGGCTGGGGCAGCTCGCGCGCCTGGAGCTGGAGCTGGCCGAGCCTGGGCCTGTGGTGGTGGTACTTCACCACCACCCCTTCTCGCGCGATCTGACCATGGATATGGACGACAGCGCCCAGCTGCTGGAGCTGCTGGGGCGCCGGGAGGTGGGGCTTGTCCTGTTTGGTCACATGCACAGGCGAGGCGAGTGGACAGATAAGCCTGGGGTGGGCATCGCCGCCGACGGTGGCCAGACCACCGAGCCTGTGAATGGTGCCTACCAATACAGGCTTTATCGCCTGGGCGAGGATGGGCGCGCGCTGGGCACCACGATCAGGGTGCCTGTGCCGTAAGTGCCGACGAGAACGAAGCTTGCTGGGGACGAGAGGCCGCTATAAGGTGGCCTGAGTCGATGCGCTGGCCCTCGCGGCGCAGTCAGCCCAGCACCTCCAGGCGGCGGTGAAGCTGGGGTGGGCAGACGACCCAACCGCCGCCCGCCATGGTTGATGTTCTCCCCAAACACAAAGCCCCTCGCCAGATACTTGGCGAGGGGCTTTGTGCATCTCGGTGGGGCTGGAGCTGGGCGCCTCACCTGTGAGCGCGAGCTGGGCGCCAGGTGGGCACGAGCTGCCCATCTAGCGCCCAGTCCCTGAGCCGATCCAAGCTCACACCGCAGGCCTTGCGCACCTCGCGCATCGATGCGCTGGGGTGGGCGAGAAGGTAGGCCCTGACCTCCACCAGCTTGGCCTGTGCGCGCTCGGCTGGGGTGGCGAGCTTGAGACCCCAGACCTCGGCCCATCGTTTCATGTCGCCGTAGTCAAGGCCGAGCTGGGTGGCGAGGCGATAAGGCGAGATGAGGGGGTCACTGGCCAGCAGCTCGCGCGCGCGCGCCGCCTTGGCATCCTGGAGGTCAGCGCGCCAGGAGCAGCCCAGCGCCACCAGGGCCTGGCGCACCACGCTGGCCGACAGGCCCAGCTGCTCGGATAGCTGGGGCACCTTCGGGCGCTGCTCAGGGGGCAGGGCCTGGGTGGCCTCCACCAGCTCCAGCGCGTCCTTGTACAGGCCCAGGCGTCGCCCCACCAGGGGCCACCCTTCACGGTTGGCCAGGCGCCTGGCGGTTTCAGGTTTGAGCTTGAGAGCGCGCGCGAGCTGGGCCAGCTCCACCTCGCCGCCGCCTTTGGCCAGCAGCCTGGTGGCCACCTTGCGCCGCTGCTCGCGCTGGCCCCTGGTGCGCGCGCTGTTCCCTTGCTTCACGGCGGCGCGCGCGCGCCTGCGCATCGCCTGGGCGCTCCACCCTGCGCGGATCACCGAGGCCCTGAGCCCAGAGAGCGAGAGACCCTGAGCCGCCGCAGCGGCGGAGAGCGAGGCGCCGTCATACCAGGCGCGCATGGCGAGGATCATCTGGGGGTGGGTGGCGCGCGCTTGGCGCCAGAGCCTGGGCAAGGTCAGGCCCTCTTCTTGCGCGCGGTCCACCACCAGCTCCAGCTCGGCGCCATGCTCCACCGCGACGCGCTCCACCGAGTGGCCCAGCAGCTGGGCAAGCCGCAGCTGCTCATGGGTGAGCTGGGTGGTGGTCAAGCCGAGATCCAGCTTGTACGCCTCGGAGGTGTCGGCGCTGGCCATTAGCTCGCCCTCCAGGTGGCGAGGGCAGCGCGCGCGCCTGCGCTCAGGGCTTTGATCAAGCGCCCCAGGGTGGAGGGCCTGGTGGTGCTGGGCAGGGTGAGCGCGCTGGAGGCCACCAGCAGCTCGGCTTGTGTCAGGCGCGAGCTGGGCGAGGGGCGAGGCGTGCGCGTCACGTCCCGAAGCGTCTGCTCGGGCACAGGCGCCCGGCGCGAAGGCTCACAGGACACAGGCACCCCAGCGGCATCGCGCTGGACGCGCAGGGCCTGGGCAGGGTGGCGAGAGATGCGGGGCTGTTCGGTCATGGCGAGGTCTCCAGGGTGCTGGTAGTGCGGTGGGTGCTGGGCTTGTTCTGTATCCAGCCGCGCACCTTGCGGTACCCGCGCGGCGGCTGCTCACCGAAGATGCTGGGGAAGGTCTCCCATATCTGGCGCGCGGTGGTGGCGCTGCTCAGGAGGCGGCGCGCTTCCTCGCGGTTGCCAGACCTGAGCGCCACCAGGGCCTCGTCATACAGGTGGGTGGTGTCAGGGTGGAGCGCGCGTTCTTTGAGGTATTCGCGCGGGGTCTGGGCGGCGCGCTGGGCCTCCAGCCACGAGGTCAGCAAGGTGTCGAGCAAGTCGGCGCGCGCATCGGGGGCGGTGGCCATGGTCAGGTACTCCAGGGTGGGGATGGGTGGAGCAGCTGGGCGCCTGTGCGCCCAGCTGCTGGGGGTCAGAGGTTCAGCTCGGCGGCGACCATATCGCTCACCTCGACAACGTCGGCGCAATTCTCAAGGGCCTGGAGCGCGGCGGCGGCGGTGTCCTTCGGCCAGGTAAACAGGCGCGCGTGCCCCTGCTCGTCCAGGTGGGCGCCTCGCCAGTGAGCTGGGTGGCCGTCGTGGGGCTTGCAATAGATCAGGCGGAATTGCCCCTCATGCTCGGCGCCCCAGCTGCTGGCCTGGGTGGCCAGCTCGCGCTCCACCCAGACCTGGGCGCGGTGGACCATGTCGGCGTTCTGGGGCTGGTCCGCGAAGTCACAGGCCACCTTCGCGGACCAGAGGCCGTCGAGGGCGCGCCACAGAATAAGGCGTCCAGGCCCAGCCCCAGGCGCATCGCGGTGGTAAACCACGGCCAGCTCGCCCACACAGGTGAGGACGGGCAGGACGTGGGAGAGATGGGCTGGGTGGGTGGCGATCTCGTCGCCAGCTTGGGGCGTGGTCAGCATCGCGCACCCCCCCGCACTGGGCGCGCCACCAGGGGGGCGAGGGCCACAAGGGCCTGGACGTCGCCCAGCGCGCTCGCGTCCTCCATATCCAGCTGCTCACCCCAGACCACCATGGTGGCCCAGCCTGTGCCGTCCTGGCGAACGAACCAGCCCAGGGTATCGCCAGCTGGGGGGTGGAGCGCCAGGAACAGGGCACAGGCCTGGGGGTGGGGCTTGGCCAGCAATTCCCATCCTGCGCTGGGGTATGCCTGGCGCAAGATGTTCAGGGCCTCGGCCTCGGTGGCGCTCAGGGGGACGTTGGGTGTCAGGTCTCGTTTCATCTTAGCCTCGTCGTTGGGGGTGAAGGGGCGCCCAGCCTGGGCGCCCCTGTGTGGTGGTCAAGCCGCGCGGGGTAAGCTCAGATCGGGGTCCACCTCCAGCTCCACCAGGAGCGCGCGGAAAGCCTCGCGCTCTGGGTGGATCTGGGCTTGATAGTACAGGCCAGACCACACTCCCTCCTGGCTCTGGGTGGCGCGGTGCCCTGACAGCTCCAGCCCTACCACCTGCGCGGCGCTCAGGTGGAGGCCGCAGCGCGCGAGAGAGAGCTGGGCGCCGCACAGCGCATCGAGAGGGCAGGGCGCGGCGAACAAATAGAAGTCGTCTGCGGTCAGAACCTTAAACTCGTACATGGTGGGGTCTCCAGGGTGTGGGTGTGGGGTCAGCGCATCGATGCGCTGACCATGAGAGTAGCAGCGTTCATCACCCTGTCAAGAGACAACGCTAAAAAGTATTTTGAGGTGCGTTGTCTTTTGGGGTTGCCAAAAGACAACGCTGTAAGTAGGTTTCACGGTGAGCCCACCAGGGCTCGTCCTTATAACAAGCGGTATAGAGGTGAATATGTACACGGACAAGCAAAGAAAAAAGCTGCTGGGCGCCTGGGTGGTGGAGCTGGGCGGCGATCCTGTGACCCTGCGGCGGCTGCTCCGCGCGAAGGCGGCGCCCCTGACCGCCGCGCTCCAGGGTGAGCCCATCGACGAGGAGAGCGCGAGCAAGTTTGACCAGGCGCTGGCCGAGCGCGAGCGCCTGGGGCCAGCGCACCCAAGCAGAATCTTGCGAGGGCTCAGGGTGGACGCCCAGCTGCGCTCGCAAGACGTGGCGCACGAGGCCGGGCTGACCCTCACTCGCATGACCGAGTACGAGAGCGGGCGAGTCAATCCAGACCTGACCACCGCGCGCGCCCTGTGGGCCTTCTGGGCGGCGCGGTATCCAGGCCTGCACATGGAGGATATTTTTTGTGGCGCGGTCGAGGTGGAGCAGCTGCCCACCTACCTCGCCCAGCTCGCGCGCGCTGCTTAGGGATAAACGAGCAGCGCGCGCTGGGGGTGGAGCCCCAGCGCGCGCTTAAATGCAACGGACGCTTGAATATATAAGCGCCAAACAACGGAAAGTCAACATATGCAACGAGACAACGCCGTCGCCGTCACAGGCCCAAACTGGTTCAGCTGCTGGGTGCTGTCGGTCCTGAGCGCCGAGCTGGACCCCGCAAGCGCGATTCTGCTCATGCACCTGGGCAGCTTCGCGGACTACGAGACCGGGGCCAACTGCCGCCCCACCCTGGCCACCCTCCAGGAGCGCGCGAAGGTGTCGCGCGCCACCTTGCTCCGGCGCCTGGACAAGCTGGGCGAGCTGGGCTGGGTGAGGCGCACCCCAGGGCACAAGGGGCGCGCCACCCACTACCAGCTCCAGACCCCCCACCCGTCTCACCCTGACACCCGTCTCACCCTGACACCCGTCTCACCGTGCGACGGGTCGCAGAATGACACCCGTCTCACCATGAGCCCCAGGGGTCTCACTGTGACACCTGGGGGGTCTCACCCTGAGCCCCTACCTAACTCATTACCTAAATCAGAACCTAAAGAGAGAGAGAGCGCGCGCGCCGTCGTTCAGCAGCCGGACGCCCCAGACGCAGCTGCTGTGGTGGCCCAGGCGTTGAAGGGCGAGCTGGCGAGGCACAACCGGCGGATCAGCTGGACAAGATGCCTGGACGTGGCGAGGCGCCTGGGCGCGGCGGCCCCAGCAGCTGACCCTGCCCAGCTGATCGCATACCTGGAGGATGCGCTGGACGACCTGGGCAGCTCGCGCATGAGCGATTACGGGATGATCGCCAAGCTGGAGCGAGACGCGCTGGAGGCTGGAGCGCTCACCCTGTACCTGGCCAGCAGCGTGCATGTGGAGCTGGGCGCCACGGAGCGCGTCGAGGACGAGCGCAAGGTGGAGGCGCCGCCTGTGGACCTGGAGGCCTGGCGCCGACGCCAAGACGAGCGCGCCGCGAGCTGGGAACGCGAGGCGCTGGAGACCCCCCCAGCCCTCGCGGCAAAGGTGGAGGCCCAGGCCGAGCGCGCGCGCATCGATGCGCGGCGCCGCGAACTGGTGGCCCAGGCCGAGCGCGAGCTGGCCCAGCTGTGTGAGGTGGCCCAATGAGCGCCCAGGATAAGGGCGGCCCCGAGGTGGTGGTGAGGGTGCCCCCCCACAACGACGAGGCAGAGCGCGCGGTCCTGGGGTGCGCCCTCGCCTCGAACGCCTTGATCGGACCTATCGCCCAGCTGGTGAACGCCCAGAGCTTCTACCGCGAGACGCATAAGATTATCTGGCGCGCGATCCTGGAGCTGCACGGGCGCGAGGTGGTGGTGGATTCGCTCACCCTGGGCGATCTGCTCATTCAGCGCGGCGAGGCCAAGATGATCGAGCCGGGCGGCAAAATCCACTATCACCTGGAGACTATGGGCGCGCAGATACCGAACCTGTACAGCGCCGAGTATTACGCGAGGATAGTGGCCAACGACGCGGGGCAGCGCCTCGCAATCGCCTCGCTCACCAAGGTGGTAGATAGCCTTTATGAAGACACCACCCAGGCCGACCAGCTGCCCCAGCTGCTGGGCAAGATTGCGCTGGACTGCGCACCCCCCAGCGCCCAGCGCCTGGTCAAGGGTGGCGAGGATCTGGTGAGCAGCTGGGACGCGTACCTTGACGCCGCGATTGAACCAGGTGGGGGTGGAGCCTCCACCGGGATCGCTGGTCTGGATCGGATGCTGGACGGCGGCCTGTACTCCGGGCGCTCTTACTACTGCGGCGGCCTGAGCAAGATGGGTAAGACCACCCTGGCCGTGGCGCTGGCCGCACACATGGCCATGCGCAACGGCTGGGCCGTCGAGTTCTTGTCCTGTGAAATGGGGCCCGAGGAGGTATTCAGCCGCCTGGTGAGCTGGGATTCTTCGGTGGACTTGAAGCGCTACCAGGCCGCGCGCCGCCTGGAGCGCGACACAAGCGCGAGGCGCGAGGCCGATGCGTTCCAACTGGGCGATCTGGACCGGCTGCCCGCATGGCGCGAGGCCGTGGCCGCGAGCCGCGAGCGATACAGGACGAGCCTGGTGCGCATCACCAGCCAAGGCCTGCCGGTGGCGCGCGACTACGAGGCACAGGTCAAAGCTCGCCAGCTCCAGCTGGAGGTACAGGGCCATGACCCCAGCAAGCTGCTGGCCGTGGCCGACTATCTCCAGGCCTTCCGCACCGGGAACAGCAAGGTAGACAGTGACGATTTCAGCCGCGTGGCTGGCGTCTCTCAACGCCTGAACGCGATCAGCAAGGACTGTAAAATTCCAATCTGGATACCGTTTCAGTTTGGGCGCGAGGCGGAAAAAAACTTCTTGCAGCTGGGCAAGGTGCCGACCTTCGCGGACGCGCGAGGCGCAAGCCAGATCGCCAACGATGCAAACCACCTTCTCGTGTATCACCGGCCATGGTGGCGAGAGATTGGAGAGCGCGCGAGCTATGTGCGG